TTGGTCTAAGCGTCCCTCTCGTACTCAGAATGATCAGTAATTAAAGGAGAATAAAATGACTCGCTTTCAGTATGTTTCTGTTCCTCGTCGTCGCACTCCCGTAACTGTTGCCTATACTGCTACTGAGGCTAATGGAGTAATTGACATTACTATTGGTGCTTCTTTCTGCGCTAGTCGTGATCGATTTAATCGCCGTCTTGGCCGAAAGATTGCGGAGGGTCGCCTTCTCAATGGCGATCCGATCACTTTTACTGGTATGATTGGTGAGGGAGAGTCCTTTAATCAAGCCGTTGTTCGCGAGATTGACGAGTTTGTTTCTCGTCGCGTTAGCGATGTTATGTCCCGATTCTGTCAGCAGTAATTAAATTGGCACCGTGGGAAATCTCACGGTGCCTTTTCTTCTATGTGGAGATCCTATGAAAAATCTTGACCCTGCACAAATTCTCGCTCTTTCTCGCGTTCTTACTGATAAGAAAATTGATGAAGCCCGAAGGTCTGTTGGAGTAGGAACCGCACTAGCTGTTGCACCATTTAATATTACTTGTGACGGTGGAACAGTCTCTATTGGTGAGGGTGTAGAGTATACTCCTACTGTTCATCTTCCGCTTCTTGATGTTCTCGTTATTGCTCTGCATAAGGCAGGGTTTCAGCGAGAGAATATCATGGCTATGATTACCGACGCTGCTTCTGATGCTCTCAATGCAGATGAAAAGGTTGGTGATGCAACTAAGAAGGATGTTGACTTTGTTAAGTCTGAGGTTGAGGCTCTTCAGGCTTCTCTCTCTACAAATCTTCCAAAGAAGATTCGTGCTGGACATATGAAGGTTAATGTTAAGTGGAGCTAGTGTGTTCACTACATTCGATCATATTTATAGGGTGTCTCGCATAGAAGGATGGTCTATGCGTAATGGAAAGGTTCCTACACTTGGTTGGCTAAAAGGCTATCTTGCTGGATGCTATGGAGTTAGAAATAATCCATATCCAAAGGATACTTTGGCTTGGTGTGATTGGCAAGAAGGAAATCTAGAATCAATTATTGATAATAATTCATCCAACAATCCTCTTTGGGATAAGTAATAAAGGAGTTAAAATGAAGGCTTTTCTTTTGATCACCTCTATTGTTGCTGGTTCTTACTTTCTTCTTGATTGGGCTGGAGACAATCCGCGTGATGCCCGAAAGGTGACTAAGCAGGTCGATAATGCCGCTCATACTATTGCCGATAAGGGCAAGCGAGCGGTCGAGCAGATTAAGCAGTAGTTAGGAGGCCACCACGGGAGACTGTGGTGGCCTTTTTTTATTTCTTTTTTGTCCTCAGTTTATTCCGGCAAAGCAGCCCCGCAGCACAAACTACTAATCAAAAAAAGAATTGTTGATAAGTAAGTTTGGAGAATTTATGATTAAAGAGTTAATAAAATTAGCAACAGAATTAGATAAATTTGGAAATATATCTGAAGCAAATAAAGTTGATTTTTTATTGAGAAGATACGCTCAGGAAACAACTCAATCAGCCACACCGCAGTCAATGGGAACACCAGTGGCAGAAACTCCAAAGCCAAAGCCAGCAGAAATGATTGAGCTTCAAAAAAGTGGAGTATATAGACTTGGTGTAAAATGCCCAGAAGATACATATAGAATTGGAGAGTTTAAGTTACAAGATTTTGTAAAACAAATAAGCAATAATCTTGCAAGTTTTCCAGAAAGAGCAAAATGCACCTATTTTATAAGCATCTTTACATCTGATGAATCAGGAAAAATAAATGCAGAAAGACAGGATGTATTAATTCATAATCTTACAAAGAATCTACCAGGACTCAAGAGTGCATTGTCTTCTCAGGCAGCAGCAAAGGCTGCGGAAGTTTCTCAAAAACCAGATCCAACAAGGGATGCAATAACCGAAGGATATAATTCATATAAAAGACAGCTTGCTAGCTGTGTATCAACTGCAGTAAACTCTAACCCATCTTTTTCTGTAAAGACAACACTAACATTTACAGTAGACAAAGATGGCGCAACAAGTAACCACAAAGCAACTTCAATACCAGCAAACAAAGAATTTGATGCTTGCTTATTGCAAAAAATGGTAACATGGAAATTTAGACCAGGAATTACTACTGAGCCATATACATTCTCTGGGGTACAAACATTTGGAAGAGAAAAATAAAAATTTTGAATAGTAATTTTTTAAACATTCCAAATTGACTTCCTGCAAACCGTGCCTATATTATGTAGGTACGGTATTTTTGCGTTGTAACCACATCTTATCTGGAGATAAATCCAAAATGAAGGGATTTTTTATTGCAGCCTCTACGGCCATTACAATTGCATCATTTTCGTGGCTTATTTGGTGGGGATTGGTTGGACTATCAACTACAAAAATTGTCATTCTTTCCGTTCCAATTATTTGGTCAGCATATACATTTGATATATTTATAACAACACTTATTTCAATTATTGCAGAAGAAATAAATGGTGGTAAAAAGTAATACTGTAAATCCTATATTATTAGATAAATTACTATAAAAGGGTTAACTTAATATGGAATATAGGCTTGGCGACATAATGACATTTTATCACCTTCCAAAGTCAGAATGGCTTTTGGCAGAAATAAAAGAAAAACATTATATATTTATTGATATTTGGTCAGGAGAGAGATGGGTCTCTTTTAAAAGAGCATCTGTTCATATCTCGGGACCGGACACAATTCATCGCGATGGAACTTCTCTATGGAAAAAATAAAAAGATTTGGATCAGTAGTAATAATTAATAGGGAAAAAGAAATAAAAAAAGATGATTTTATTTCTTTTGCAACAAGAAAAGAAAGGTTATTTGAAGAATACCGCCTTAGAAATCCAGAAGATCGTTATAATTGTTTTATAAAATCTGGTTTTGATTGCAAATCCTGTGGAAAGGTTGGCTCAATTTTTGCAATTGAAAAAATAACATCAAAATCTTTTAGCGGCTATACAATAAACCTTTATTCTGATGATGGAGCTTTTTTTACAAAAGATCATATTATCCCAAAATCAAAAGGCGGAAAGGATACGATAGATAACTACCAAACAATGTGCTGGCCTTGTAATGCAAGAAAGGGATCTTCTCTTTTATTTCTTTGCTAGTATGTAAGGGCCAAAGCTCTTATTGCCCCTTTCTACTTCATATCCTCTACTCTTAAGGAAGTCTTCTCTCCAGCCGTCTATTAGGCTAACAGCCATCTTTCCTTCTTCGCCATCTTTTTTTGAAGAGTTGGCAATCTTTTTATATTCTTCAAACGTCAATGGTTTTCCAGCTTGATCTTTTGGCTCAAGAACTCTCCATGATAACTCTGTGTAGCGGTTAGCACAACAGGTTGCAAACAACATCTTTTTGATTCCTTTATTTGCCGCTTCAAACATAACGCCGTCAGTAAGTCCTCCACAGGCATGTTTTGCATATACAACCTTTGGAATTCCTTCTTCATTAATTATTGAGTTCAGCTTTTCATTCCATTCGCTGCCAAGCTCCTGATCCGGATCTCCTTTGAATAGTGACCACTCTCTTGAGTTACTATCTAGTAGTCCCATCTGCATATTTCTTTGATTTGCCATGTCTACTAGATTTTTTTGATATTCAAGACCTCTCCACTTGTATCCTGGAGCAATAACCTGTTCATGCCCAACTCCAGAGCCGGGAGATACTATTAAATCTCCTGGCTGAGATCCAGATTCTTCCAAAAGTGCTGTTGCGCTAGAATGGGTTGATACTGACTTTTCTGCGCTACGAGCAGAAAGCTCATCAATCTTATTATTAGCTTTTTCAATTGCCTCTTGTTCTGGCAGTCCTTCTTTCATATATAATTTTTTATATCTGTCAAAATGGACGGCCTGAATGTCTCTTTTGAATAAATTTTTAATTTTTTCCTTATACCTTTCAGGATCAACATCCTGATTGGTGAAATGTTCTTCTGGTATATCTTTGCTGATTGCCCTGTTTGTTGCAATCTGATCTGCAGAGAATTTTAAAAGTTCTTTTACCATCAAAGAATGGTAATTAAGACCAATGCTTCCTAATACTACAGATAAGTTTTTTAATCTTTCAGCTTTCATTTGAAATTAAACTATTTTAATAGTAGAAGATATATTATGAATAAAAAATCTTATTTAAATATAAAAGAAATTTTTGAAACATATCAAAAAAATAATAACACAATATATCTTAGAGATGGACAGATTGTAATATCTATAAGAGAAGTCGCAGCCGGTAGCGTACTTAAGTTTGATTATTATTCTGATATTAATGGTAAAATTTATTATAAAATAATAATTTATCCTGAGTTTATAAATTATTATACATTTTGGGATGAAGAAATGTCTTCTGGAAAAGAGATTATGATTGACCGCGCAAAAGAATTTCATCCAGATTTTTTTGAATGGATGCTATGGAATTTGCCATGATAAAAGGAATAGACGTTTCAGATATTGGCTGGGATACCTTTAGGGATCAAAATTACGGAGATTACCTTATTTACTCTAAGCATAATGAGTCCACCTTATTTTATGCTGCAAGAGTCAGTATACCAGAGATTGAAGATGGCTTTCAAAAAATGGATCAGACGGTAACAGAATGGATAATTGAAAGGTACGAACAATCTGATTACGACCTAAAGTTTGACGGAAAGTTTGTAAGCAAAGAGACTTTTATCTCAAAGCTTTCCGAAAGATATCCAGAAGATTTAACTTGGTTACTTTTTCATCCAGAGTGGTTAAATAATTAGCCCATCAATAAATTTTACCAGCCATCTAAAAAAGAACTTCCTAAATCTGATCCGGTGCGTATATTATAGGGGCGAGGCGAGAGGGCCAACCCCCAAACCCCCGCAAAGAGCGAAGGTATCAAAATAATTCGTTAAAGGTAGAGTTACTCAATCGGCTATGACAGTGAATCTGTCAACGTCATTAAAACGATATGTCTAATACTCATCCGGTACTCCGATGCCGCAGCTACGCCGATAGCTCAGATGGGCCTCCTCAATTAACGAGTTATTTTAATGCCTTCGGTCAATAGACAGGAAGAAAAAATTGAATCATCCGGTCTAAAAAATCCCTTGCCGCTCCGCGCCACACCGGATAAGGTATAGGGGCGACGGGGAAATCCCCGTGGCGAATGAAAAACGGCGCGAAAATAAAAAACGCGCTCCCCTTGACGAACCGCCGGAAGGTGGATAGAATATAGGGGCGGGGTGGAAAGCCCCGACGAAAAAGGGGAAGGCGAAAAAAATAAGCCTTCCCACCTTGACAACCCTCCGCGCAGCGGTTAGGTTGAAGGGGCGAGAGGGAAATCTCCCGACGATCTTTAAAAACCGAATACGAATGGTAAAAAGAGCCGCTAAAAAAGATTAGCGGACGCTCTAAAAAACCCTTGACGATTCGCCGGAAGGTGAGTAGAATAGAGGGGCGGGCCGAAAGGCCAGCAGGTTAGAGCGACGAAAGAGACACGCTGGAGAGACAGCGACTAAGATTCCGTAGCTCAGTTGGATAGAGCATCAGCCTTCTAAGCTGAGGGTCACTGGTTCAAGTCCAGTCGGAATCGCCACTTTAGCTAGGCCAGTTTGGACGCCATTAAATCTGCTCAGATATGACCACTAACCCTTATAGGCGGGTAGCTCAGGGGTCAGAGCAGTCGGCTTATATCCGACCGGTCGTGAGTTCAATTCTCACCCCGCCTACCATTTTAAAACGATATAGCTAGACTGATTGATGCCATTAAAAGCTCGATAAAGAAACCGCTGGTGATTATGCACCCTTAGCTCAGTGGTTAGAGCAATTGGCTTATATCCAATCGGTCCCCCGTTCAAATCGGGGAGGGTGTACCAATTCCAATAATCGTAAGGATTGTTTTGATTAGAGTGGCGGCATCCCCTAATTCAATTCCGATTTGACACTCTGGAAAGACAGAGCACTTTCAAGAGGCAAAAATGAAGTTCTCCGATTTTATTCGCGAAGATAAGATTAATCCCGGCATGAAAATCACAATTAAAAATAATAACGGAAGAACCCACTCTTTTTGGGTTGGTGATTGCACTCCTTATCACGAACCATCTGATAATGATGGTGGCTTTGGTTGGTATTATTATCTTGAAGAGTATGGTGATTGGAACGTGGTTACTGCAATCCAATTCTAAAAAGACACTCTGGAAAGACAGAGAATATGTACCCATAGCTCAACCGGATAGAGCAACAGGTTTCTACCCTGTAGGTTAAAGGTTCAAGTCCTTTTGGGTACGCCATTTTAATAAGAGAGCAAAAAGCAAAAGATGTGACGGTAATTGGTGCCGTTGAATGTGGGACAAAGCCAGGATCAACAAAACCCACTTGGAAACTTTTGGAGGATAAAATGAGTAACAAGCTTTTCCTAGATGATCAAAAGCTGGATGCTAGTGATGACTCAGTTTCCGATGAAGAGATTGAAGCCTTTGTCCGAGATCTGAATAAGGTTGCAGAGGACAATAAGGACAAGATTAATTACATTCCTGCTTTAGAAGAGTAGAGCAGTAAAAAAAATTACTCCGCCTCTTGATTTTTTCGCCACGGTGCGTATAATATAGGGGCGAGTAAGATAGAAGGAAACAACCCGAAGGGTTGACACTCTGGAAAGACAGAGAAATATATGGTCGCATCGTCTAGGGGTTAAGACTCAAGATTTTCATTCTTGCAACCGGAGTTCAACTCTCCGTGCGACTACCACTTTGTAATCTGCAATCAAAACAAACAAGGAAAATTCAGATGAATAATATGAATTACAATGATGCAGAGATTATTCTCGCTCTTTCTCGTTTGCTTGATTACCACTATCCTTGGAAGAGTGATGAGCTTTTCTATCCCGATTTCCAAATAGTAAACAACTATATTTTTAATATGGCAACTTCTTTCAAGTCTAAGTATGAAAATATGAATTGGGCAGAAAACGATATGCTAGATTTTCTCAATGCTCATTTGCTTGAGTATTGTAAGTCAAATCCCTTCACTTGGGAATTGGCAGCGTAAGATAAGAAATGGGGCGGTAGCACAATCGGCAGTGCAAAAGACTTTTAATCTTTAGGTTGTGGAATCGTACTCCACCCGCCCCACCATTTTATTGGACGGTAGACTAGTGGCTTAGTCAGCAGACTGTTAATCTGTGCCTTGTGCAACGTCGGTTCAAATCCGACCCGTCCAGCCACTAAAAATAATTAGATAGAAAATAATCAACTTGGTATAATTAAAACGTGAGGCATAGTCGGAAGCCCCGACGATACTCAATAATCGTAAGAGCAAAAGCGATTTGGCACTCTGGAAAGACAGAGATCTTGGCTTCTTGGCGGAATTGGCATACGCAACAGACTTAAAATCTGTCGCCCGTAAGGGATTGAGGGATCATCCCCCTCAGAAGCTACGTTTTAAATAAATATATTGTGGTGTCATTAACGGTTTCTACTACTTATTTAATATAGGTAGAAGACTCTTTAATGACACCACTTTATACAGAAGAAGAATTTAAAAAAGCTAAGTCAAGAGACTTATTGCGTTTGTCTTGTGAGACTTGTAATAAAGATTTCTTTAAAGTAAAGAGCCAAATTCAGGCTACTATAGCTAGTAACAAAAAAGATACCAAAAAGAAACATTCAAATGCTAATAAGTATTGCAGCAAGAAATGTCAATTTCTTGGAATGACAACTGAAATAAAAAGCTCATGTGGATTTTGCGGTATACCAATCTCAAAAGATAAAAGAGAGGCAAACAAGAGTAAGACAGGGTTTAATTTCTGTAGTAGATCATGTTCTGCAAAATACACAAACTCTCACAAGAAACATGGAACAAGAGTTTCAAAGCTTGAAGTTTGGCTTTCAAAAAAATTAGAAGAAATTTATCCAAACTTTAAATTTGACTTTAATAAAACAGATGCTATAAATGCAGAGCTTGATATTTATATTCCAGAGATAAAGTTAGCATTTGAGCTAAATGGAATATATCATTATGAGCCAATTTATGGTGAAGAAAGATTAAAGAAAACTCAAAATAATGATCAGAGAAAATTTCAAGCTTGTCTAGAAAAAGGTATATCTTTATGTAGTATAGATACTTCAAAGCAATCAAGATTTACTGAAAAGAGTTCAGTTATCTATTTAGATGTAGTTCAAGAAGTAATAAAAAAGCATCTTGAAAATCTAAAAGATAGCACTTAAGATAGAGGTATAAGCCCCACTATCCCAACCGGTAGAGGAAACCCGCTCAAAATGGGTACAGTCGCGATTCGAATTCGCGGTGGGGCACCACTTATGGATAGGAGTAGAGACTATGCTTCATGAGAGTATAATGCTACTGCCACAATAGGGATGCATACCTGTGGTGTCCGTTCAATTCGGAACCTATCCATCTTTTAGGGAATGTTGCAATTGTTGGTAGATTGCACCGGACTGTAAATCCGTTACCTTAGGTCGTCGGTTGTTCGATTCAACCCATTCCCACCATTTAAGCCTCCAAGAGTAAAATCTTGGAGGCTTTTTTGTTATCTATTATTTATTCTGATTCTTTTATGATTAAAAGAAAACTAAACACCCTTAAAGCGGCCCTAGCTTCTCTAAATATTGATTTAGACAAAGCAGAAGGACCATCGTTAGTTAACTATCATCCAAAATATAATGATCAAATTTTGGATTTAGATGAAGAGGTTTTTGGCGATAGAGATTCCAGCATTTTTGATGGATCAGAAGGATTCGTTCTGTTGGATGGAGACAGCCTAATAGGCTATGTTCTTTATCAAATTGAAGACGACAACTTACACATTCGCTCTCTTGGTGTTCAGCCAGATAGTCAAGGTAGTGGATTTGGAAAGAAGTTACTTAAAGAGGTTATTAAAATTATTGACTCTAATGGTTATACCTCTAGTTTGGCAATAGATCCTGCCTTTAATATTGAGTCAGATGCTCCAGAAAAATTACGTAAGCTCTATAGAGGGTTTAACTTTAGTGATAGTGGTAAGAGAAACAGAATTCAAAATGAAATTTGGGTTCGTCCTAGAGACATATCACTTTAAAAATCTTAATCATTGCTTATGCTGGTCGCGAAGCCTGACCTAAAGCATACTGATTAAGTTGTGCGGTGAAATTATTTAGGGCAGTCATTGAGTTGTCCACCACTTGAGTTACGTATGCTGGACCCTTATTACCAAATAGGTCTCCAACAAATCTAGCTATCGCCTTTCTAGACTCGCTATTTGTGATTTTAGCAAAAGCTTTTACAAGATTTTTTGCTACTTCAGTAGAAACAGGCACACCATTTTTTATTGCTCTACCTATGACTGAGAGAGCGTCTCCTATGTAGGGATACATGGAAAGTATAGAGAAGGCAACGCTAAGCCAATCTGCTTTTGCGGCAGACTTTACTACTTGTCCTTGTGCAATTCCGATTGATATTGGAATACCAACCACAGGAATAGCATCTGCCATTGCCGCTAATGAAGTAAGAGTCCAATCAAATATTTTTGAATTAAAGGCATTAGTAAATACTTGTTTTGCAGTGGGGGTTACATTAGCCTGTCCGGTTGCAACTGCCTTTGCTCCAGACTGTGTATTATCAATGATGCCACGTTGAAACGCATACCCCAACTGCTGAGTTGTACTAAGACCTTTAGCACCAGACTCATCACTATATGGTATTACTCCAGCATATTTTCTAGAAAGATCCTTTAACATGCTGTGCTCTTCTGGATATTCTAACAATAATTTTGCTAATTTATTTAATTTATTCATAATAAAACTCCAAATAGATGCTTTAATAATAGATTCTTTAGTAATAGATGCTTTAATAATAGAAAGACAGGTTTGTTGATATCATCCAAAGTTTCTTTCTCAGCCTCTTGATCCTCTACTACCACACCTATATCCTAAGGACAGGAAAAGTAGCCCTTGGAGGCTTTTTTGTTATCCGCCATAATAATCAAAATTACAAATTACTTAGTGTCAAAGTAAACAGCAAGGTACAATTTTGGCAGGAGAATCCGAAATGCAAGAATACCTCACCAAACTAGAATCCCTAAATCTATCCGACGATACCACTCTCACCTTAACTTACTCCGATGGATGCGAGGTATTGCACTATAAAGACGATGGAGGCGTGGGTGACGCGGTAGAGGGTACAGATACCGTCCAGCGATTCTCAGAGCTTCTAGAGGCTCTACAGAAGGTTAGCGAGGGCGTTATCCCTGCCCTCGATGAACTCGATGATTCTTATGTTATTACTCTTGATGATTTTAGAGAAGAGTCTGAAGAAGAAGGCGTAGAGCCAACTCTTAATATTAGTTGGGGCGACATTCACGATGGTATCTCTAATAATTTTTTTGATCAAGAGTATATCGAAAGCAGCGTTAAGCGTTATGATCACAAGAGAGGATATTGTACACTAACTGCAACTCTTGAAGTTTCATATGGGGAGTTGAAGAAAGCCCAGCCTTATTTGAGAGGCTGGGAAATTGAAGTAGAAGTTGAGAGTGGAACGATGAAGGTTGAGGTATAAAAAAGAAGTGAAATAGATTCTAACTTTTGCGTTAATTAGAATCTATTTTACTTTAATCTTAAAAAAGTTTGATTCAAAAATATTATTTTTAAGTAAAAATACTAATAAAATAGTATAAATAATAAGGAGTCAAACTTGAGAACTGAAAAAACACTAAAAGGAGATATGGGAACAACCCAGGTTATAGCAGACCTATCTAAAAAAGGTTATGTTATATTAACACCGGTTGTATGCGAGTCGCTTCCATTTGATATTGTTGCATTTAAAGATGGTGAATTTAAAAGAATTCAATGCAAATATTCTACAGATGGCACAGCAAGAAAATCAACTATCTATTCTGATAGAAGGGGTAACCATAGAAAAAGCTATAATGATAGTGATTTTGATTACTATGGAATATATCTTCCAGATATTGATAAGGTCGTTTATCCCTCCATTAAATTTAAGGGAGTAACAATTGCAACAGAGATAAGAAATTCTGCAACACCATTTTATTGGTGGGAAGATTTTACAGAATTTACTGATGTTGCAAACAAAAAAACATATAAAGACTTTGGGAAAACTGTAACTCCAACAGTAACGCAGAGCGTTATTGAATCTAGATTAAAAACTAGAAAAGCAGAAAGACCTTCAAAAGAAGATTTAAAAAAACTCTTATGGGAGATACCAACACAAAAGCTTGCAGAGACTTATGGCGTTTCTGATGTTGCAATATCAAAATGGGCAAAATCCTATGGAATAGATAAGCCTCCTCGTGGATATTGGGCAAAGAAATATTCAGAGAGTAAATAAAGTATTTTTATAAAAAACTATTTACAAAATAACTTTCTGGTAATATTAAAGCATAGTTCATAATAGCTAGGTGTCCGAGCGGTTTAAGGAAGCAGTCTTGAAAACTGTCGTGTCTAAAAAGCACCGTGAGTTCGAATCTCACCCTAGCTGTGTCTCAAACAACCCCAAGTCTCTTATTGAGCTTGGGGTTGTTTCTTTATTATCCAGAAATCTTACTATCAATAATATTGCAGATTATATCTAAGTATTTTTGTGAAGTACTTTCTTTAAAATAGCTCTGCTTTGATGTATCAATTATGCAAAGCTCGATACCATTCTCAATGCAGGCCTGAAACTTTCTACCATCATTATTTGTTTAAAATTAATAAAATTGGTAATATTAAATACAACAATTTTATTGGGGTGTAGCCAAGCGATAAGGCAGTAGGTTCTGGCCCTACCATCAAAGGTTTGAATCCTTTCACCCCTTCCACTTTATAATATAAATGTCTAAATATTCAAAAAATCAATTGTCTGATGCTATTGCATCATCAAAAACAATAAAAGAAGCTCTTACTGCCCTAGGAATTAGGGGAACTACAGATGCTTATAAAAACTTTAAGCTAAATTGCAAAGAGTGGAATATAAGTACCTCTCATTTTTTAACACAATCAGAAATTGGCATGAGAAATTGGGAAAGCTCAAAATTTAAAAAAACCCCAATAGAAGCTCTTTTGGTAGAAAACTCAAAAGCAAGCAGAACAAATCTAAAAAGAAGGCTCTACAAAGAAGGCTTAAAAAAGCCTATATGCGAAATGGCTGGTTGTGGACAGGATGAAAATTGGCTTGGTCAAAAAATATCCCTGATATTAGATCATATTAATGGAGTTTGGAACGATAATAGGTTGGAAAATTTAAGAATTGTTTGTCCAATGTGTAATGCTGCCTTGCCAACACATTCTGGCAAGAATATGAAGAAAAAAGTAAATAAAAATAATTTTGAGAATAAAAAATCTAAAGAACGCCCAGATAAAAGAATAGTTCAGAGGCCAAGCAAAGAAGATCTAAAGATACTAGTTTGGGAGATTCCGACTGTGCAAATTGCAAGAAAGTATGGCGTATCAGATAAGGCTGTTGAAAAGTGGACAAAATCATATGAAATAGAAAAGCCACCGCGTGGATATTGGGCAAAGCAATATTCAAAAAAAACAAAATAAATTCTATCGAGTCCTTCCGCCCCATCCACCTTAAAGGGTAAAAGCAGCTCCTCCTTCAATTGGAAGATTGTCTGTATCAAGAGAGTATACTGAACTGCTCATTCCAAAATCAAGCCTTATACCAGCTTCAGATCTACACCATTCTTCCATAGACTCAAGATCATCATGGAATGTTGCATAAATATCATCAGTTATTTCGGTATTTATAATAACACTAATAGAAACAGAGCCATTATCATATGTTACTCCACGTCCAATGCCATAACGCTCTGGTTCTTCATATTTAAAGCTAATTTCCATTTTCCATCTTGAAAATTTTTGTTCAAATTTTTCTTTAAATAAATTAATGTGCTTCTCTATAATACCTGGTATTGCAAGCTTTACCCTTCTTTCTTCTTCAGAAATATCATTCTGAATTGCAAAAGAAAGATCTGAATATCCGGCGTTTTTTATAAGAGAGGTTATTTCATTTGCGTAAGCTGTTAAGCCAAGATTATTTAGATGTTTTGCAACTTTAACTAACTTTTTGTTCATAAAGCCTTCCTGATATTGAGATAAAAAATAATAGAATCATTTATCTTAGAAAGGGTTTTGATTGGGTGGATAGGGTCTTTTATTTTGCCTCTTTTATTTTTCTCTCTGACCCTTGACCCCACCCGTAGGGTGCTTATATTCTAGAGGCGGGAAGGAACACCGCGAATTCAGCCAAGGATAATATGGCAAATAAGAAGGTGTCAGAATGAAACGATTTTTACTTATTGCTGGTGACAATTATTATCCCGAAGCATACACAGGAAATTGGATTGGTTGCTTCTCAACTTATGAAGAGGCAGCCACAAAAGTAACTTTTGTGGAGCATAAAAGAATAATTACTCACGGCAAACGCAAAGGTCAAGAGGAAATTACTGGAAAATCTCATCAGATTGATGGAAGAAACTATGACTGGTGGGATATCGTTGACCTTCGCGAATGGACTGAAAAATGATTGATATTTCAAAGCTTAGTCACGAAGAAGCTCTAGTCCTACTTAAGAAGATCAAGAATCTCGTCAGTGACATGCCGGACTTTGTTGAACGCAATAAGGATGGAGGGTATGGAAGATTCTATGCTCGCTATTCGTGTTGTAGAGGTAATGCAAACCAGAGTCACGGTAAGAACTGCTCAATTGGCAACCTTAAAGAAATTTTTGGAGACTAAATGAAAGTCACTATTGTTGAAAATGATAAAAACAAAACCGATTGGAATAATGTTGGTATTGGTGTTACCTTTTGCGATGGACACAATTATTTTCACAATTACTTTATGAAAGTAGAGGAAATCTATGATGCCAATGAAAATTACTTTAACGCAGTTAGTCTTGCAACAGGGGAGCTTGTAGCATTTATGCCAGATTGTCGTGTTAAAATTGTTGATGCAGAATTGTTGGTTAAAGAACGATGAAAGTCTACGTTGTTTCTCATGGTTACTATCAAGAAGGCTCTATTGTCGTCAAGGTTTTCTCCAAAGAAGAGGATGCCGCAAATTACATTCTGAATCTTCCTCCAGAGATAGAAGAAGATGAGGATGGTGAAAATATAGAGCACAAATGGGAAGAAGAAGTCGGAGCCAGCGTTATTCGCTACTTTACAAATAATTGGGGCGAATATTACACAATCAACGAATGTGAAGTAAACTAATCTAAGGAGTATAAAATGGAAAACGGTACTAGCAAGTTTGCAATTGTTTCTGGTGGCTTTCAGATGACATTTGATAACGGTCTAACAATTTCCGTTATGTTTCGCGGAGGAAGTTACTGCGAGCATAAGATGGAGCGACCCACTATTGCTATGGCAAATCTAGAAACAGACGGTATTCATTCCTCAGAGGATGCCGAGATTGGGATTTGGGATGAAGCTGGCACTTGGCTAGACTTTGGTGGAGATACCGTCCAAGGTTATGTCACGGCAAATGAGGTTGCAAGCTGGATCGCTAAGATTACATCATGTAAGAATCTTGCGGATCTTCAGAGAAAGGTAGCCTAGAGGTAAGGTATGAACGAATATTTTGCAATCTATCATCGCCCAACAGATACTTGGTCTACTTGGGATGTTCCTTCTAGGTTTGGTTTTAAGCCATTAGGTGATGATGCTTTTCCTCACCTTTATTGGAGTAGAATGGGTTGCAAGAGATCTTTAACAAACTTTACCAATTACTGCAAGAAACATTTTAAGCCGGATCTTGAATTTTGCCTTGGACTAGAGATTGTGAGGGTTATTCCTTCAATTTCAGTAGCAGAGGTAGTTCATCAGCAGGTCTTTTCTGCTGAGAAAATGTGATAGAATTGGTAAAATGAATTGATATAAGATCCCATAGCTCAGCTGTATAGAGCAATTTTTTCCTAAAAAATAGGTCGCTGGTTAGAGTCCAGCTGGGATCGCCACTTTAACTTGGAGATTAAATGATTTTTATAATGCTCCTTGCCTGTACCGTTAAGTCGGTATATCATGGGCCAACCTCTCGTATAAACTCAATTTCTACGGGCGGTGGATCGGGTGAGTTTTATATTGCATCAGACGTAATGTGCGGAAGTAATTTTCTAACTTCAAGAATTACTTTTTGTAAGTTTGATGAAAGGACAAAAGAAACAACCTGCATAAATGTTGCAGATACAGAGTCGCTAGATCAAAATATTGGACTTAATGGTTCCAAGAGATTTAAGGCAGGAGTATCTGATATTGTTTGCAAGTCAAATTTTTACGAGCTAGATCTTGGTGAATCAGGCTGGACTCCAGCAGACGACTATACAACGGGAGATTAAATGTCTAAAACTTACAAGGTTGCTTTTAACGGATGCTATGGTGGCTTCAGCCTTTCAAATAAGGCAGTTGAACGACTAAAGGAACTTGGCGTTAAGTATGATCGTCATTATGAATATGAGGATATGCCGCGTCACCATCCTCTTCTAATTCAAGTGATAGAAGAACTTGTAGAGGAAGCATCTGGTGATTATTCTAATATTTGTATTGCCACCATTGATTCTCCACTCTATAAGATTGATGAGTATGATGGTTCAGAATCTGTCGTGACTCCAGAATGTACTAGGTGGATTAATATTGAAGAATAATTTTTTAGCTTTTATCTAATCATCATGGGTACTATAATATTGCAGGGAGAGGTTGAAGCATGTTAAATCCCTTATCTTTTGGGGAGTCATGCAGTGTCGCCAGACACAGGATACGTCTGAGATAATTAGAGGATAAGGTATAGGAGGATAACGAAGGGCTGTGTCGTTCCGTTATCCAAATAATTAAGGTGCTTATACGGACTAGAAAGAACACCTTATGCTGGTTAATCCAGCAGAGTCATTGATGATGAATTCGCGGTTCGTCGGAGACTCTTGACCGAATAATCCAAAGATTATGTAAGGAGCAAGGTTTAGTACCCTTGCCAACCTCTCTCTGCTTAACATCGCAGGCATGGTGTAGCGGTAACACAAAAGGTTTCCATCCTTTTATCACCAGTTCGAATCTGGTTGCCTGCTAATTCTTAATCTTGCCGCCAGCACTAGTAAATAGTCTGGCGGCTTTCTTTTTGGATTTAACTATGAAGAAAAAATTTACACCACAAGATTTTGGCGTAGCCGTCGTAGATAAAGACTTTCTAAATAAAGATGGTAGTTTAAAAATTAGAAGGGGTTATAAGAATAAATATAAAGCCCTTGACGAAAAGCATGGCATAAAATGGTATCATACTGTATATTCTTCACCAACATTTGGATTCTATTTTGTTATTGATGGCCATAAACAGCGTGGAAGCTTTCATGCTTTTTTAAATTTAAGTGACAATACTCTAGTAACAAAGTATGCTGATGACTCAATTATTCTTTCAAAAGAAAAGTTTCTCCAGAAGATGGAGAATCATAAGGTATTTTTTGAATGGTGCCTTTGGAATCTTGGCTAATTAAACTTTATCCTGATTTAGTGGTGGACATTCTATAATTCCAGCATGAATCATCTTATGGCAGTTTGAGCAAACCAAAACACACTTTGCTAATTCTGCCAATAACTCTGGGGAAGAAGGCCCTTTTGCCATTCTTCCAATTCTATCTTCCTTTGTGGTTGGGTCAACATGGTGAAATTCTAAAGCACCATCATACTTATCAAAACCACAGGCTTGACAGCAGCCTCCCTTCATTTTAACGTAGGTTGCTTTATTAGATCTTTTCCTGCTCATTGTTTTGCCCTTAGCGCAAATCTTGCAGACTGATCCTACAACCTTCTTTCCCTTCCATGACTTCATATAAAATTCTGTTCCAGGTTTTTCCACATTACAGCTGGAGCAGATCTTTGGAGTTTCATCTGTTGAAGTTAGGATCTCTTTTTTTACTAAGTCATATTTTTGAAGATAATATTTAACCTTGCTCTCTGAGCAGCCCATTCTTTCTGCAATCTGACTTTGCGTTAACCTCTTAGAAATATAAAGATGTTTGAGCTTTGACTTTTCCATTTATCACCTCTTTTTCTGATTAAAAAGTAGCAGAAAACCGCTGCTGTTTGCAAGCATGATTTTGCCACCAAAGTTGCGCAGATTACGGAGGCTATTTTTGGTACTGCCAAAAACAAATACGGTATCATTTTTTCTAGTAAAATCAATGACTTATGCGGTTGACTTCTATTGCGCCGTGCTTATATTCAAAGCGTGGGTTTCCAGCCCTATAAAATGAACCAAAAATGGCTAGAAAAGATGGGCCAAAAATTGGAGATAAAATGAAGGTTATAAGTAGAAAGGCTCCAGACTTTCGCAGATTTTCTGACATTAGAGTTGGCTCAGCATTTCTTAAGAATGATACACTATATATGAAGGTTGAGCCAGCAAATGGCGATTATTCTGATGTTTTAGGTACAATGTTTAACTCAGTTCATTTGATCATGGGGCTTCTTTGTTTTTTCCCTGAAAATGAAGAGGTTGAATTGGTTGATGCGGAGGTTACATTTAAATGAACAAAGAAGAATACGATCAGTATCTGCTTCAAGCTGGGCATGATATTAAGTATGCAATAGAAAATAAGTTAGCCATTAATCTCAATGTGGTAGATCAAGAGGCTCGCATTTTTTTCTTGGAAGAGGAAAGAAAGCGTCTTATAAAAAAGCTAGAAAATATAGAAGATTTATCAAGGCAGATTTGGTGTAAAATAAGAACGAATCCCGAAGAAGTAGAGGATTTAATTCGACAAATTAACTTTCACTCAAAGTGAGCATAAAATGTCAGATAAAAATGTTACTACTTATTTAAATAAGATTCTTCCTCGCGCCCAACAAGTTGGTTATGCCGTTCCCTACGATCTATTTGTGTCAATGACAAATCCAAAAAATAGAGGTCCAGAGTGGGATTGGAATAATTTTGTTGATCGAGCAGTAAAAATGACAGAGGTAACTTGCTGGCAGTCTTTTACTGATAAAGAATGGAAGAGTTGGGAAAAAGAAATTAAAGAAGATGCTATGCGTACTGCCAAAATTCATGCTGAGAAAATACTTAGTGATAGTGGAATTTTGGAGTGGGGCAATAAAATAGTTTCAGAATAATTTATTTTAACTTGAGGTAGAAATGCTGTTCCTAATTATTGATGACTGTCCTTCGCGTTATGATGAATTCACCAGACTTCTTGATAAGAAGAATTATCGGTGGATCATTACTTTTGACGAAGAGATTGTAAAGTCTCTTCCTGCTCCAGATGCCATTCTACTTGATCACGATATGCCAAAGAAGAATGGTAGGCAGTGGGCGGTACATATTGCCAGCTATGTTTATCCAAATATTGATGATAGCGTTCCGATCATTATTACCTCTACTACTAGCTTGATTGGCGCAAGAGAGGAAATGCTAAGTACCTTAAAGGATTCGGGCTTTAGAGCAGTAATGAATCCGGCAGATCACGCTAACTGCGAGATTGAATGGCTATCTTGGGCAGAGGGAGCTAGGGCTTAATAATCTATCAAGGTAAAAAGAGAGGTATTTAATGTATGGTGACAATACTTTAGGTATATTTTTTGTTGTTTTTATTCTTGGTATTTTTGCTGCATTTGGATATAGTGCAGCCAAGGCAGAATATCAACATGACACTTTTGACTGCACCAATACTTGCGGTGGAAAGCACTCTATTCAGTATTACGTTGAAAATAACAAAGTGTGCTTTTGCGAGGCATCAGAATGATTATTCCATTTGAAGAAACCCCTGAAACAAGACAGGGATTTCCATGTACCGCTTTCCGCTGGACATTCCAAGTTCAAAAAGATTTTATTGGCTTCATTCATCAAGCACAATCAGATGGTGAATGGGATGATAGCCATACTCTCGTAAATGGTTTGTGGTATCACGGTAAATGGGATTGGGGATTTCATCACTTTTGGTATGATGGACCTCACTGTGGCTTCTCTCTTGGTCCACTTAGAATTCAATGGTACAATGAAAATTGCAAAGAATGTAACTCAGGATGGGAGAATAAATGAGCAAGACAGAATTTGTTACAGTCAAGGTTTCTATGATCTGCGAAAAGACTGTCGAAGTCCAAGTCTCAGTTCCAGTCAAATCCCTGGAAAAAGACGAAGAAGGAATTTATTCATTCGATGAGATTCAGGAGAAAGCCAAGGAATTAGCGGAGGGTATAATTAAGGAGCGGGATTTCGACAACATGACTCTGGATATGGCACAGGTCATTGAAGCTCCAGACGGCTTTGATTATTGGACATAGGAGAATAAAATGAAAACTACAACCCTTCGCCAGCTTATCAAAGAAGATATTGATAGGGCATTTGCACTCAATCTTTATTTATTTTGTAATTATGACCACATTCCAAAAATTATAACAACCGCCGAATTTATAACGAATTTTAGCTCAAAAGGTTATTATGGGCCATATCGCTGCGTAGGTATTAACAAGGAATTTCTTGACCTTCCACTTTATCTTGGAGAATAAATGAGCAAGAAGCGTTCGGTATCTTATGTTGTCATGGGCATTGAATTTTATGTAGAGATTGAGAAGGATGGAGATACAGAGTTTTATGCTATTGAATCTGATGGTTTTGTCAAGGAAAGGTTTAAGCCATTTCTCGATGCCCTTCTTTCGCTCCAAACCGAAGATGACAAAGAGTTTCAAGAGATAATTAGAGGTCATCATGGTCACAGGGGTTAAGAAGATTTCTTGTGTAATTTATTCTCATAAGGGCTGGATTATTCTAAAAGACAAAAAGTTTGTAGGATATGTCTGGAGGCTGTCTGATGGTGATTCTAAGTGGCAGTATCAAACTCTTTCGCAGTATGGCCCTGCTGGCTACTCAAATACTATTAATTCTGCCATAGAAAAACTGATTTCATCGGGCTGGTATTGACAAGTCATCATAGTCACAGGAGTTCAAAATGACAAAATATGCTTGGCATCAGCGGTATGCCTTTGAAAGATTTGATCTAGAAGGGCCAATGGGCAGTCTAGTCGGCTGGATTGTGGGCACCCCAAATAAGTCAGTTACCTATATTGCCCAAAGAGACTTTGTGGGTTATGTTGCTTCTTATTTCATTGACCCAAAACAAAAAGAGGGCGTCAGTTGGACTTGGAAGATTTGGTGGGCCGAGCGTGACGAAAAGGGGTACTATAAGGATGAATCCTTCACGGATGGTAAAACCTATGGCAAAATGGATGAAGCAAAAGCATCCCTCCAAGAAAGATTTGGAATTAAGCCAGAAGAAGTAACTACCGTCAAGTGGGCCGGAAATTTAACTGAGTATAATTAAAGTTAAAAAGTATGACTGCTTTCCGAACATCGCAGTCAAATCCCCACAGTGGTTGCTCCCACCTCTGTTGCGATGAAAAGGGGCAAGTCTGGTAAGCCGCTAAGCCAGACTTTTTATTTTTATTTGAGGAGTAACAGGAAGCCCTCTAGTCGCGCTCCCCTTGCGCCCCCGCTCCGCATAGGGTATAGCCTCCCGACGCGCCCTAGAGGCTTCCTAGCGCGTCCCACGATGGTAACTAAGCCTATTCAACATTCGATCCAATGAGGTAATATAATGGCCGAAACCTTTTCTTGTGACAATCTTTTTCTTGATAGCTACAACCTTATTCATCGCTCCAGATTTGATTGGGGTGGAGGTCTAGCAATAGGCGAAACCACAATCATTTATAATTTTATGAAGTCAATTCGACCAATTTTAGAGAAATTCTCTCCAAAAAAGGTATACTTTATTCTCGATGGAGCACCAAAAGCAAGGCTCCAAATGGATTCTGAGTATAAAGCAAACCGAAAGCAAGAGGGACTTTCCGAAGAAGAAGAGGCTTATTGGGCCTCTTTTCACAAGCAGAAGAGAGAGATCATTCGCCTAGCAAAAGAGATCCTTCCATTCACCACAGTTTATCATCCAGACTATGAGTGCGATGATATTTTGGCCCATCTTGCAACCACGCTAGAGGGAGATAATGTAATTGTATCATCTGATACAGACTTTATTCAAGCTCTAGACATTTCTGACAAGGTAAGGCTTTGGAATCCGGTTTCTCAGCAGTTTAGAGAGAAGCTTGAAGTAGACTATGTAAAGTTTAAAGCACTTACTGGAGATAAAACCGACAATATTCCTGGTGTAAAAGGAGTTGGAAAGGTCGGTGCAGTAAAGATGCTGAAGGATGAGTCTCTCTGGATCAAGAAAATGTCTTCACAAGACAGCCTAGAGCAGTATAATCATAGCTATAATTTGGTAAAATTTGCCGATATGAAGCCCGTAGAGTCTCAGTTTCATATTTATAATGGCATGTTTTCGGCAGAAGAGCTTGAAATGGAATTTGAAAAGTTTGGATTTAAGTCAATGCTAGCAGAAAACTATTTTAGTCGGTATGTCGAGGTTATGGAGAGGCTTTCTTAGTCTAACTAAATTGTAGCTCTAGTGGCAACTGCTGATAAATCAGAAGATAACCTTTGTAATTCTGCACCAATGTCTTTTGCAACCTGATCTGCTGATTTTCCAACTCTAGTTGCAATAGCACTTGCTATAGGGGTAATTCTGGATATTATTCCATTTATAATTGAAACTAAACCATCAAATAGTGCTGGTGCCATTTTCTCTATAAATCCCGAAATCTGTGATCCCAATAGCCAAGCAGTATCACTATTTCTTTTTAGCTGCTTATATTTTAGTATTAAATTTACAAAATCTTCTGATAAGAAATAGGCAAGTGTTTTTTGTAGCATTCCACTTGGAAAAGATAGTACGGCAGATATTGTGCTCATAATACAGCTTCTTATCTGACCTTTTGAATAGTATCCCGCTGCCGCAGCAACATCAAGTGCAGAAGATGCTCTCATTAATCCCGTTGCTAATGACGCACCGGCTGCGGCTCCAGCACCAGTTGAAACACCAACAAGTGCTGATATTACTGCCGCAAGTTTAATTGCCAAAGAAATGTTATCAATTGTTTCTGGACTATCAATAATTGCTTTAAACGCCGTTCCTGCGGCATCCATAATTCCGGCCTCTTTATATAATTCATAGCCAAGATTTCCAACAAGTGCTGCTTCGGCAACAAGATTTCTTTGGTATAATAAAGCGCTAAGATTATTTAATTTTTGATATTTGTTCATGTAAGCTCAAACAATATTGCTCTTATTAATAGAAAGAAAAGGAGAAAAATGATAGAGAATAAAAATCGCACTCAAGATGAGGCAAAATCAATTCAAGTAGCAGAAGAAAGCCGCGAAATGGATTGGAAGTCCAAGTCATTTATGGCCTCAATGTTTATGGGAGATTTAGATCTTTCTTTGGCTTACCCTTTTCCTCTTCAGCCAAAAGATGATGAAAAGGCTGGCGATGAAGTAATCGAAAAGGTAAAGGCTTGGGCAGATAAGAATCTCGATGGTGATGCTATTGACAAAGCCCAAGAGATACCAGCTCATGTTTGGAAGGGTCTGGCTGAGCTTGGACTATTTGGAATTAAGATTCCAAAGGAGTATGGTGGTCTTGGTATGTCTCAGACAAATTATATGAGAATTATCGGGACTGTAGCGGGATACTGCGGATCTACTGCCGCCACTCTTTCTGCTCATCAGTCAATTGGTGTTCCTCAGCCACTAAAGCTCTTTGGAGCAGAAGAGCAGAAAAAGAAATATCTTCCTCGTATTGCTGCTGGAGAGCTGACTGCTTTTGCTCTAACTGAGCCGGGAGCAGGTTCTGACCCAGCAAATATGAGCACTACTGCCGTCAAGCAGGAGGATGGAAGTTGGATATTGACAGGAGAGAAGCTTTGGTGTACTAATGGTACTCTTGCTGATCTTTATGTCGTTATGGCAAGAACAGTATCTGCCGAAGGAAAGAAGGGAATTACCGCCTTTGTTGTAGAAGGAAAGTGGGAAGGAGTGGAGGTAGTCCACCGTTGCAGATTCCTTGGAATTAGAGCCATTGAGAATGGATTGATTCGATTTAATGGCGTTAAGATTCCAGCTGAAAACGTCATTCTTGGTGAGGGCAAGGGTCTTAAGTTGGCTCTTACCACACTAAATGATGGTCGCCTTGGAATTCCTGCTGTTGCTGCCTTTACATCAAAGGACATTCTTAAATTCTCCGCTTCTTGGGCAAAGACCAGATCTCAGTGGGGCAAAGAAATTGGTCGCCATGAAGCTGGTGCTCAGAAGCTAGCAGACATTGGAGCACTTTCTTATGCTATGGAAACATTTGCTCTTTATGGTGCAGCCATGTCAGATCGTCACGATGTTGACATTAGAATGGAGGCAGCAGCAGCAAAAATGTGGAATTCTGAAAGATCTTGGGAGTTAACAGATACCGCTCTTCAGCTTCGTGCAGGAAGAGGATTTGAAACAGAGGCTTCTCTTAATGCAAGAGGAGAGGTTGGGTTCCCAATGGAGCGAGCACTAAGAGATACCAGAATCAACAGAATTGTTGAGGGAACCACCGACATTATGCATCTTTTCTTGGCAAGAGAAGCTCTCGATGGTCACCTTAGAAATGCTGGAGGTCTTTTCCGAAAGGGAAGCCTTTGGGATAAGCTAAAGGTTGTTGGAAAGTGTGCTCTTATTTATCCGGCTTGGTATATAAAGACACTTGTTGGCGGAGCATTTAGAGCATTTTCTGACTTTGACTATGATCTAAGAGATCATCTAAGCTGGATTGATGGTAAAACACGCCGTCTAGCAAGAACTCTATTTCATCAGATGTTGCTGAAGGGTCCAAAACTTGAAATGCGACAGGGAATTCTTGGAAGATTGGTTGACATTGGAGCAGAATTAGCAGTAATGTCTCTCGTAGTCTCTCGCCACCAGAGAGAACGTAATTCTGGAGATCTAATCAACAAAGAAGTTGTTGATTATTTGCTCGCACAACGTAAGATTGTTGTTGATAGCTTATTTGATGCAGTAACAAATAATGCAGATAAAGAAGCCGTAGCAGCAGCAAATGCAATTATGTTTGGGGCAGAAGAGTTTCCAAAAGAAACGCATGATCCACTTCCAGCAAAAGAAAGAGAATTTTGCTCAGATTTTAGTTCCGGTCGAGTTTTAAATAGAAAATAAGGAGAAAAAATGATTGCGCTATTAGCATTACTAGCATGTTCCAGCGGCGAAAAGGTTTCTGAGCCAGTAAATCCTCAGATTACTGATGCGGTAACTCAAGTTACCCCACAGGAGTTGGCGGCATTTTCGGCACTACCAGCTAACTTTTTTCCAGAAGGAAAGCAAGCATCACCAGAGTTAATTTCTCTTGGAGAAAAGCTTTTCAATGAAAGGTTACTCTCAGCTGATGCTGATATTTCATGTGCTTCTTGTCATACTCTGGAAACAGGCGGTGTAGACCGAAAGCAGTTTTCAGATGGTCACCGTGGAGCAAAAACTGGTCGTAACTCTCCAACTGTATTTAATGCAGCAGGACATACTGCTCAGTTTTGGGATGGTAGAGCACCAGACGTTGAAAGACAAGCTCTTGGCCCAATTCTCGCCGCAGGAGAAATGGGTATGCCAAACGAAGATACTGTAGTTAGGGTTTTAAAAGAAGATCCTAAATATGTTGAAGGATTTAAGGCAGCATTTCCGGGTGAGAAAGATCCTCTTACCTTTAATAATGTAGGTGTTGCAATTGGAGCTTATGAAAGAACTCTAGTTACACCATCTAGATGGGATTCATTTTTAGCTGGAGATCAGTCAGCGCTAACAGAAGAAGAAAAGAAGGGATTTAAGGAATTTTCTTCTGCTGGCTGTGTAGCATGTCATAATGGTCAGCTTCTTGGTGGACAAACCTTTATGAAACTTGGTGTTGTAGTGCCTTGGCCAAATCAAACAGACCTTGGAAAGTATGGCATCACAGGACAGGAGTCTGATAAGATGGTATTTAAGGTTTCATCACTCCGTAACTCCGCCCTAACTGCACCATATTTCCATGATGGATCTGCAAAAACTCTTCCAGAGGCAGTCAAAATGATGGGTCATCATCAGCTAGGAAAAGAGCTGACTGATGCTCAGGCTGAGTCAATCTCAACTTGGCTAGGCTCTACATCAAAGAGATAAAAATGATACAGCATGAAAGATTACCATCAGAAGCTACAGGTATATTAATCTCATTATTTGTCATAGCAGGAATAATATCTTTTGGTCTTGGATTTTGGAGTGGAGAATCTCTCTCTAAAAAGAATGATCCAACCTGCAATAAGGTATGTCCAGCAGGCTCTGTTAAATATGAGGAGATCTGCTATTGTGATTTATCAAGGTAAAATAAAAATTAGATAGGAAATTGACTCCTCCCGCATCGTGCTTATATTAGGGGTTGCGGGAGGAGTCCGCTTAATTGGAGGCTCTAAATGGCTAAAGAAAAAGATGTTATAGAAAAAACTCCAGAGCAAAAACAAAAAGATAAGGAAAAAGCCGAATATTATATAAGGCTAAGAGAAATTAAGGAAACAAAGAAATATTATGATGATCTTATGGATCGAGAAGGTAGAGACTTTACCTTTTTGATTGGTCAAGTATTTCCTCACTATCAAGAGTTTCTTAAAGAGTGCGGTTTTTCAATTGAGGATGCTGGACATATCAGATGGAAGCTGAGTCGCCCTCCAAAGGTTCAAGTAGAAACATCTGAGGAACCTAAGTCCGAAGGTTGACTTCCGCAAAACTGTGGTTATATTCTAGGTGCGGGGCAAGACCCGAAAAACATGGCTCAAAACAAAGGAAATAAGATGGGAATGTATACGGGCCTTAGATTTAAGGCAAAGCTTAAGCCATTTGTCGCTGACACTTTATCAAAGTTTTATAATGATGAGGACTGTCAAGATTTTTGGGGAGCAGTATCTGGAATTATTCCAATTTCAAGCGATTGGCTAAATACAAGTCGCAAAAACTTTATCCCATTTGGATCAATAGCTTATCTTCCAGATGATTGGGATGAAGAATCAAGTGCCGCTGGACTGAGAGGTGCTGAGTGGCATGTTTGCTGCTCACTAAAGAATTACGAAGGAGAGATTGAGCTTTTTCTTCGTAAGGTTCTGCCATATCTTATTGAAGATATGTGTCGGGTAGAGTATCGCTATGAAGAGTGGGAAGAGTCCAGATTTGATCTTATTATGCCAGAAGAGCTAGAGCTTTTAGAAGATTAGTGTTTACTATAAAATATTGAATATTATAAGCCAATTTTTTGTTCTCTAATTCCAATCTAGGAGTAAAAAATGTCTAAGGAAAAGAAGCCATTTAATCGCTTTGAGGAAGTTCGCAGCATCATTGAAAGCTCAAATGATATTGAAATGATGAAGGCCTGTCAGGGTCTATTGCGAGATACGATCAAGATTAATGATCTTGAAGAGACTCTAGAGAAGGCTCGTGCCGCTCTTTATGAGGAGCATAAGCGTCGTTTCTTCTCATTCTTTATTGACGGGCTTCCTCCGCTAGAGATTGCCGCTCTTGCCGACAAGTGCTCTGGTCGAGTAAAGATTCTAGAAAAGAAGGCTGAGGCAGAAAAGAAGCCCTCTGAAGAATAATCAGGCTACAGATCCGCCCTTCATAAGTTGGACAGTTTTAGATACTCTATCTTCTGGTCTTAATGAAGATAGGGTATCTATAATTCTTCTTTCTTCTGCATCATAATCCCAAGCAAGGTCTGGTCTGCCTAATTTTTGAGCAACAGTCTTTGATATAGATGATAATTTGTCTGGATATTTGGAATCTGTGGCATAGCCCCTACCCCAAATCCATATTGCAAATTTTGCAGGATCATCTGAAAAAGCCTGTGTTGCATAAGAAAATCTGCTGCTTGTTTTTAGCAAATTTGCATAAGCCTGAAATCCCTCTTCAATATTGTTAAACATTTTAAATCTGTCTTTTATTGTTGACATTTGGCCAGGCTTAAACTCCTCTTTTGTCTTTGCAGACATAGAGCCAGCAGTTCCCTCTCCTTTCATTCCAAAATAATTAAATCCGCCAAGGTGGTGCTTTCCAAAACCAGACTCTAAAGATCCCTGAGCAAAAATAATTCCCTCTGGAATACCATTTGCTCTTGAAACAGATCCGACAGCATCAGAAATCTCCATTAGCCAAGTGTCACCACTAGAGCTTCCGATGCTGCTTGTATTTTTCTGCTGTATTTTTTCTGGCGTCTGAATACTTTTGCTTGGCGTAGGCTGAACAGGACTTGACTCAATAACTTCTGGCTTTGAAACTTTTGGTGGCATAGAGTTTATTTTATCTAGTAGACCCTGTGAGTTTGAAATTCCACTTTTATTTGTCCATTCCAAAAAAGAAGTAAATGTTTTATCTCCATTTTTCTTCCAAGCCTTCCTTAAAAGCTCTCCCTTTGGAAATATAATAGAAAAATCTTGCCAATCTCCTATTGATGATAGTACAATTGGATTAATCTCGTCCCTTAGTATTCCAGCAAGAATTGAGTCATCTTCTATGCCGGTCTTTGATTTTACATCATCAATCCATGAATTTAATCCAGCTTCATCCTCAGAAAATCTCTGAGGTCTTGACACCGACCAAATCGACATAAGATCGTTGCTGGCGATTTTAAAAAGATAAGCGATTTTATTTTTTCTTATATTTCTATTCATAAAACTCTATTAATCACATTCATATTAGTAAAGCGAGGTTTAAATGTTAAAAAATTTAGTAAAAATTGCACAAGAGCTTGATAAAGCCGGATTCAAGAAGGAATCAGATATTGTAGACCTAATTATCAAGAGAGTTGCATCACAACTTGATGATGATACCGATTCTGATGCAGGATATGCAACAGAAGAAGATATTGAAGCACTACTTGAAGGCGCAGACGAGCCATTATCAGAAGAAGAAATTGAAGATCTAAATAGATATCAAGCAGAAGAGTTTGGAGAAGAAGAGCCAAGCGAAGAGGATATAGAAGAGTGGGAGTCTAGGGAAGAGTTGGCTGGTCGTCGCCCTCCTCGCTGGAGTCAGTCTGAGTAATTTTTACTGATTTTATAATGCTGGCTCCCTTTACTTGAGCCATTCTTACAAATCCATCTAATGCGGCTTGTCCTAAGATATAACCAATATCAATAAAGGCAGCCGCAGTTACTGTCCAAGCTATTGTTGTTCCGCTAACTTCTTTTTGAACCATCCAAAATATAAGTGCCTTGTTAACTATATTGCTCAAAAGATACGCCAAGAATTTTTTAGATTGCATTGGAGTCTTTTCTATTGTTTTTGCTATAGACATTTCTACCTCAAATAATAATCACAAAAATTAGTAAGGAGTAATTATGACAAACGAATATTATGAAGAAGTTGAAGAAGATCGTCGCGAAGAAGAAGAGGAGCCTCTTGCAGTTCAAGATGTTCCAATTAAGGCTTATGCGTCGGCAACAGAAGCACCATCCTATGAGGAGGAGGTCGCTTATTGGCGAGATAACTAATGCTGGTATTTATTTCGCCACAAAAGGATGCAGTTGGAATCTCAAAAAAGGTAAAACCAACGCATATAATATCTATTTCAGATCCTGGCGTAACAACACCGTTTGACTCTGGATGGTCTGGGTCAAAAGTTCTTTCTTTAAAGTTTTTTGATGTTACAGATCCATTGAAAATATCAAGGATGGATGAGTCAATTGTTCCAAATCCAAGGATAGTAAAAGATATTTATAACTTTGGAAAGGACTTTGAAGAAGATTCAATTCTTTTAGCACACTGTCATTTTGGTATCTCAAGATCTTCTGCGGCAGGTATAATAGCATTAACCTCTCGCCACGGCGCAATTGGAGCATCAAAACTTGTTGGGTCGCTAAATATCGGCGGAGAATCTGGATATAAAAGATTTTTTCCAAATCATATTATGATTCAGTATTTTGATGAAATGCTTCATTTTGATGGCGAGTTGTTTGATTTAATTGGCGAATATTACTTTAAAAAGGAGTAACTGTGGAAAAATATGTGGCCTTTCTAGAAGAAGTTATTAATCGACAGGAGTGGTCTGCAGACGATAAGTTTTGGTTTTCTCCAGGAGAAAGAGACTTACTCTTTTCTATATGGAATTTTCTATCAAAAAATCAAACAACTCCAAGTTATGAAACTTCCTTTAAGAATATCTGGATGAAAAGAGAGGACGGTACTTCGCTCAATTTTAAAATTAAGCCATGTTATTCTATGGATACTACGGACCTAATAGGAATAACATTTCTATTTGATCGCTCAAAAACTTCCGAAGAAGATATTTTTGAGACCTTCGTTTATCATGCTAAACTTGGCGACTTGACAGGTGGCCCAGCGTGATTATATTATGGGTGCGGTGGATATAGCCGCATCACAGGAGTTGAAATGAGCGGTACTGCAAAGGTTTGGGTTATCTCTCGCTACGGTTGGGAGTATGATGATTCTCGCTACTATCGTCCAGAGTCAGATGGTGGCTATCCTGTTTCTGCCTTTACCTTTCCAGAGATTGCAAAGAGGATTTGCGATGAAAAGAATGTGGCAGAAATGCGTGCTATGGGTGTTAGCGGCCTTGGAGATTATGTTTCTAGCTGGGAATACGACAAGGAAGATGAAGATCATAAGGCATTTCTAGAGAGTCACTTTCTAGATTCGGATCTTGATTATCAGAAGCCACCTCATGAGATTGATGATCAGATTCTTGTTGAAATTATGAATTACTTTCATCTAAATTTCTTTGAAGTTATTCAAGTGGAGCTGCTGGCCTAAAATGAAGCCACATATTCATGCCGTAAATTCTGCTCGTAAGTGGGGTGGTGAGCCGGAGGATTATCTTCCGATTCATAACTTTTTGGATATTTCCAAAATGGCTTACTCAGATATTCGTCATAGAGCCATTCTTCATAATTCTCTTGGCCCTTATATTGCTGAGAAGATTTTTGGAGTAGATGAAAATAAGCTGGCATCACTTTCTGAAAAGTTTGGATGGAGTGAAGAGGAAATTTCTGCAATTAGAGAGCTAATTTCCTCTTCTCATTCTGATAATCAAACTTCATTTCGCAATTCAGACGGCGATAGGGTTTATGTTCGTGATGTGGCCGAGCATCATATCATTGAGGATATGGGGAAAATTCCTGCTGTATCAGAATACCTTGATGGTATGCCTCACTATGAATGGCTTGGCCATAAGAAGGGAGAAATGAAGAAGCTTGTAATGAGAATTTCTGATTATATTACTAAGTAGTTCTCCAGAATTTACTTATCTCAGATTCAATTCTGTCCTTATCACTAATAAGACTCATTAATCTTTCGTCATTAGACTCTTGATATGCATTATCTATATCTCTTTCAACTCTTTCTTTTCTCTCTAAAAGCAGTTCAAATAAGCGAGTTTTATAATCTGATGATTCTTCTTCGGTAGATCTACGGTCAACTATACTTGAGTTCAGGTATAATTCGCTTATTATCTTTGCAGCGGCAAGACATTTTGCAAATTTCCAAAAGCCGCTAGTAAAGCTAGTTGCCGGAACATATGAATTTGCTCCTCTCTGAACGGCAAAGAAAGTTCTTTCGCCACATTGTGAGAAGGTATGCCTAAAGTATTCTGCTGCTTCAGCCGGAATCATATCTAACTTAGATTTATTTTTTAAAGCATCAGATACACTTATAATTGATTCAGCCCTGTATTTGTCATGGTCAGTATTTTGACCAGATGGTTTTATAAAATCTGCACCAAGAGACAATAGAGTTGATTTTATTTCTCCAATAGAAAGTCTTTTTGTTTTGCTTACTACTATTCTCCAGCCAGAAGAATCTGATGCAGCCATATTTAATCTTGCCTCTGACAAAAGATCATCTGCAATATTTTGTGACGCAAGTTTTATTATTTCTATGGCTTCTTCTTCAAATCCATTTGAAATAAGTGCATCATGTAGGCTAAATATTTTGTTTTTAATCATATTTGTTTGGTAAAAAATAATAGAAAAAGGAGTTAAAATGGCACGTTATCAGTATGTCAAAATCCCTCGTCATAATCATCCAATGACACTATCTTACGAGGTTCTTACTAAACCTTCGGATTCGTCGCTTCTTATTGCAGTTGGCGTTTCCTTTTGTCATAACAAAGATTCTTTCTCTAAGAAATTTGGACGAAAGGTTGCAGACGGCAGAAGGCTAAAATCCCCATATTATGTTGGATTTTCAGATCTAGATCCATCATCTTCTTTTGGCAAGAGAATTGTTGACTCGCTCAATAAGTGGGTGGAATCTTCTTGGAAGGAAATTATTAGGGATATGAGCTGCTAATATCCTCTAAATAAATAGAGGATATTATGGGATTAATTCGCTGGTACTTGGAAGAATATAAAAAAATAGATCCATCAAGACATCATCCATCTATTTGGGGTAAGGCTAGAGCAGAATTTAACGCACTATCCTCAATAGAAAGAGATAGGCTTGTCAAACAGTGGAATCTATTTAAAGAGAGAAAAGAAAGAAAAAAAGGGATAAGGGAGGTTGCAGAGGAATCTCCCGCACCTAAAATAGAAATTCCAGAACCAGAAGTAAAAATAACAAATACTTGGGGTGGAGAGGAAATTCCATCAGATCTAAGAATGGATGAAATACAGCCATTTTTAGATCTTCCAAAAAGCGAAAGAGAAGATCAATTAAGAAGATGGAAAGAGTCTTTTAATAAACCAAAAAGAAGTATAGAGCCAGAATTTACTCCAATTGAGCAGCTTTCTCTTTTTAAAAATAAAAAAATATCGGCCTTAATAAAAGCATTAAGAAAGGTTTCTAATGTTAGATAAAAATTTATTCATAAAAGATTATGATTCAACAGTAGCAAAGATAAAGAGAAAGTCTGGAAAAAATGAGGAAATATCCACTTATCTTTGTGAAATTGGATCTTTGATTAGAACAAGAAAAGAAACACAATCTCTCCTCGATAAGTTTAGAGGAGAAATGAACATTAGAAGCAAAGAGTTTGGACAAAAGGCAAAGAGCCTTACCAAAGAAGAAAGAGAGGTCGAGCAATCTTCTTTGGTTGAGCTTAAACAGAAAATCCAAAATCTGGAGGCTTCTCTTCTTCCTCTTCAGGAGAAAGAAGAAGAGCTTCTTCTTCATATTCCAAACATTTCATCTGACTCAACACCAGATGGAGAAGGAGACTCTGACAATCCTGTTGTTCGTTCTTGGGGAGATCATCTTGCAGTAAAGAAGACATTAACTCACGATCAAATTGGAGAAAACACCGGAACTCTATCTGGAGAAGATGGTGCAAAGCTTTCTGGTTCAAGATTTATGGTAATGAAAGGCGATGTAGCAAAGCTTGATCGTCGCTTGACAAACTTTTTTCTTGATTGGCATACCAGCAGAGGTTATACTGAGGTTGCAGTACCCTACATTGTAACTCGCACAACAATGACAGGAACAGGTCAGCTTCCAAAATTTGAAGAAGATTTATTCAAAGTAACTGCCAAATTGGGCGGTGAAGATGGATTTTTAATTCCAACGGCAGAAGTTCCTGTGACAAACCTCTATCGCGACGTTATTCTTTCGGAAGATTCACTTCCAATTAGACACGTTGCATTTACGCCTTGCTTTAGGGCAGAGGCGGGTTCAGCCGGTCGAGATATTAAAGGTCTAATTAGACTTCATCAGTTTCACAAAGTAGAGCTTGTATCTTTCTGTAATCCATCTGAATCGCAGGCAGAACTTGAAAAGATTACTGCTGATGCTGAATCAGTATTGCAGGAGTTGGGTTTGCCATATAGAGTAATTGAGCGTTGTACCGCAGACCTTGGCTTTGGTGGATACAAGGGTTACGATATTGAGGTTTGGATGGCAGGACAGGGTGCTTATCGAGAGATTTCATCTGCCACTCTTTTCTGGGACTTTCAGGCTCGTCGTGCCAACCTAAAATATAAGGCTGCATCTGGAAAGAATGAGTTTCTTCATACTCTTAATGCATCCGGTCTTGCAGTAGGAAGATGTGTTGCAGCAATAATAGAGCTTTATCAAAATGAAGATGGAGGATTTGATATACCAAGTATCTTAAGAGGTTCTTGGTGATACTTCCATTTAAAGTAAAACTTGGAAAAACAATGAAGATTATTCCGCATCCAAAAGTTGCAAAGGTAATGAAGATTATTGCGGAAGATGAAGATCTTTATCGCATTTATTTTAATTGGATGACTCTTTTTTCAAAAATTACTTTAAAGATCTTTCCTGATAAATAATAACTACCAATCTTTTGTGGAATAACATATATGAAAGAGAAGACTGCGGCAGGGGTGCTGGTTCAGCATCCAAATGATCCAAGATTATATCTTGCCTTTAAAAGAAAGAAAAGTGAAGGCTCTGGTGTTTCTTTACCATGTGGAAAATCAGATGATAGTGAACTACCTCATCAGACGGCATACAGAGAGTGTCTTGAAGAAACAGGCTGGTCTATTTTTATTCATATGCTAAATCCTTTTATAGCAAAAAACGAAAAGGACGGCTTTACTGTCTGGATATTTTCTGCCGATTTAGATGAAGAATCTTCAAAAGCTCTTCAGAAAAATCCAGATGAAGGCGATGCAGTTTGGGCAACTGCCGAAGAATTAATTGCAGGACCATATGGAGAATTCAATAGGCAAGCCCTAATGTATTTTGGTAAAATATAAAAATAATAATGAAAAAAGAAGTTATTTTTTTTGAGAACAACTCTCCATTTAATCTTATTGATAGGGGCGGAGTATTTAATAAGATTATAATTTTAGAGGGTGTAACCAGAATAATTGGCGGAAATAGGCCAGACTTAGATATCACATGCTATGACGAAAGCGGAGATATATCTTGGTCAATTTGGACTATAAAGTGCGTATATTCTGTTTTTGATGAGCAAAAAAGATTCTTTGACTATCCAAAAGATATCTTTTTGCAAAAAATTATGCAATTATATCCAGATGATTTTGAATTTTTTATCTGGCATCCAGAAATATTTGATGGAATTTATAATGATGTGACTGATCCTGAGCCAGAAACCCAATCTATTTCACAGAATGGAGCATAATATCCTTCTGAGTTTATGTTTCTAGTATCAGTCCATTCTAAAAATCCACCAACGTAAACATTGACGGTAACATCATTTCTTCCGTTATAAACTGAGCCGGGATAATCATGAACATAAACTGTATAAAGTCCATTTGCTGGAGAGTCAATGTTTATGTTTTCTGGTCCTGTACCTGGAATATCATCGAGATCTAAGATTGGATTATCTCTTCTGTCTCCGGCAATACCCCAGTCAAGTGTTCCACTTGTGCAGTTTGCATAATAACAATCTCCAGAGGAAGCTAAAGAGCCGCCGGGCTTTACCAAATGAAGATCCATATCATCACCAGAATTTTGCCAGAACATTTCAATCCAAAGATTTCCACCCGGAATTGCGGTAAGTGTTGCATAGCAAGGCTCTGATGTTAGGCCTGTAGAGCTTGTTACTATTAGCTGTCCAATATATTCTCCTACAATTGTTGGTGAGAAATTTCTTCTATTTGCTCCACCGGTAGGCATAGAGTCTGGGGAGCCTGATGGAACAGAAACAAGGCTCCAATCATAAGTCGTTATTGTGCCACCGCTTGGATCATAAGAAGAGGAGCCTATCCAATCTGCCGTTCCATGTATTGCCTCTACTTCTACTGGGTCAACGGAGCAAACTGCGACAGGTTGAGAAATTGGAGTTCCAGTCTCTCCGGTATCAGTAATTTCCTCTTCCTCTGGAGTACCATTTATAGGAACAACGACTCTAGAGTTAACAGGATCGTTTGAAGTTATTACTATTGAATCTGAATCTTCTACGCCTTCTGAAGTCCATTTTACTATAAAATTAGATTCCTCCTCTGGTGCCAAAGAAACAGGACCAACATTTATAAGCTCAAAGTTAAATCCGGAGTTAAGTTCTATATTTAAAACATTTAGAGTTATTCCACCAACAGATCTTATCGTTACATTTTCTGTAACGGTTGATCCGCTTGGAATTTCTGAAAATAAGATACTATCTGGAGTAACTTCTATTGCGGGATCTTCATCATTTGGTTCTGGATTTTTTTGCTTTAGCTCATAATCAGAGCAGGCTAAAATAAAATATAGTATGTTAATCATAATATTATAAAAATAATTACCACAAAAACATGAAACCAAGCTTTACTGATAAAAAATTATTAAATATTCTTGATGAAAGAAATATATTAAAAAGACCACCAGGATCTTTTTATGGAAGGGGTTCTCTTGGTGAGGTCAATCTTTCACCGGATTCATCAATAAAAGTTCTTTTTGAGTATTTTCCACCAATTGCAGGCATTCAATCAAGAGATCTTATTATTTTAGCTTTTTATGATAAGAGTGTTTTTATTGGAGAGTTTTCTTTTTATTGCGAAAGAAATCCTTTAAACTATGAAATTAATTTTTATTATAATGACTCAAGATTTCTGGATGACTTTGCATCACCAAATACATTTTTATCAAAATCTAAGTCATTAGAAAAGCTTATGGAGTATACTTTGTTTGCGGAATGGTTGGTATGGAACAAGCTTTAGAGCCAAAACATGATGATGGTTGCGGTTGGCACTCAGATTGGCATAATTGCACCTGTAAATTACACCGTCATCTTGTCTGGGTAGAACCTGGCAAATGTGGTGATATCACCTATCTCTCTTGCTCTGCTGAAGAGGCAATAATTAGGCAGGTAAAAGCCGCTGAAAGTATGGGGCATACATACCAAAATCAAGAAGAAGCACTAGGAGATTTCATTGCAGTAAACTGGGCAGTTTTGGAAGGCTCAGAAAAACCTTAATTTTTATTTTCAAACCGATTGACCCGCACGGAGCGGTGAATAGATTATGCGCGGAGGGAATAGGTAGCCCTCCAAGGAGTGTTGATGCCTATTAATCAAGCCGAAATCAAGCGTGCAATTAACCTTCTCTCAACCGTTGGTAACGATGATATTTCTGGGATGGAGCCAGAATTCTTTGCTGCTTATGCCCGCTTCAGTGATTCTTATAAGAACTACACAGAGAGGCAGATTGCAAAGGATAACGCAAAGGATTGGGCACTATCTAAGCTTCCTCCTTGTCCAAAGTGCGGAGAAAAGAATATTTCCATCTGTTCCCCAACTATAAATCTTTCTTCTATTGATACATATACTTATGATAAATCTAAGGCAGTAGTAATTGGAACAGATATGTTTGACAATGTATATATTGACAGCAAAGAATACAGGAAGCTTATTGAGGTAGTTTCCACTCATGCTCCAGAGATTGCATATCTTCTTGGAGATCACCTCTCCTGCTATGATTGCGATATTAATTATGCAGCAACAGAAGAGATAAATTCACTAATTGGAAAGGAAGTACCATTTAGTACCATCGTTGAGTGGGTAAATAATAAGCGAGACACGGAGTAAGGATGCACCGCACAGAAACTCGACGCCAGCGTTATGATAAGAAGTCTGCTACCGCAAAATTTATGCCTGTTTCATTTTGTGCAGTAAACTTTGGGATTGATGAAAATTTGGCCCTACTAATCAGAACGGCAGCTTGTTATGGCGCAGAGTCAGTAATGGTTATTGGCTCCGTACCTGACCATGCATTTCTTCGGCCTCGTTCTGGAACTACTGTTGATTATGTTAAGATAATTCAGTTTGCTACGCCGCATGATTTCCTACAGCATTGTCGCGAAAATGGGTATAATATTGTATCCGCCGAACTTTGCGATGGAGCCACAGAGCTAACAGATTATCAGTTCTCATTTGACAGGCCAACTGTTCTCGTTATGGGCAACGAATATACGGGTGTTCCTGCCGAGGTAATTCACAACTCTGAGCCAGTATTTATCCAAATGAATGGCCCCGGAGCCTGCCTAAATACAATGGTTACAGGTTCCGTTTTTCTTAACGAATATCAGCGTCAGTTTATTCTTCACAATAGGAGTCTCACAAATGCAGCAGCGTGATTCAGAGCCAACCTCTCTATTTATCTTTAGAATTCTTATCTCAGCAATCTTCTGTGGCATCCTTGGCGGAGCTATGGGGGTAGTGTATGGCCCACTAAACATTCCAATTGCATTTGCTCTTGGCATTGGTGGCTCAATTATACTTCGTGTTCTGCTAGAGAAGCAGATTCAGTATCTTTATTGGTGGCTCCGAGTTTGGTGGGAGCTAAATACAAAGAATAATGACACTTGAAGAATTTATAAATGGATCTGGAGTTGCATCTAAAGATATCAGCCAAGTCTTTGCAGGAAGTGGGCTGATAGATCAGTTTAATCTCCAGAGAAAATCTGGAGTTAAGCTGCCTGTTATTGCTTATCTAAAGCCAAAAACAATGATTATAAATAAAAAAGAAGTATTTTGGCATGAGATATATTATCTTTTGGTTTCAGAAGAAGGAATAATAATTAGAGACGGCAAAGATCCTACATCTTTAATTCAAAGAAAATACTATAAGTAAGATATTTATATGAAACTTTATGCAATTTATCATCGTCCAACTGATACATTTTCTGAGTCAGGACGCTTTTATACTCCAGCTTATAAAAATCAATTTTTTCCATTCGGAAGAAAGACTAAGCTTTTTGGTAATGTTGGCCCAGCAAAAGCTTTTATAACAAATGCTTCAAAAGAAGCAAGAAGAATGAAGGTGGAGGGTAGCATTGAGTTTGTGTTGGGGCTTGAAGTTGTTGAAGTAGGAGTCTCTCCTGTGCTAGAAACACCGGTCTATTCTGCACAATTTAATTTGGAAAAGCTATGAAATGTATTAAATAAGGAGTGGATAGACTAATGTTAAGCGCAGAATTTTTAGCAAATTTAGCGGTAGAGGTTGAGCTGGGTAGAGTTCGCAGAATTCCCCACTCAAACCTCCCGCTTTCCATTTATAACTACACTGAGCAAACTCAGTTCTCAAAGGCTTTTAACGAAGTTAATTCTATTTGTCGCGGCTTAGTAATCTCTAATGAAGGAGAGGTTGCAGCCAGACCATTCAAGAAGTTTTTTAACTTTGAAGAACTTGGAGCTTCTTCTTCGGAATTCTCTCCAGATAAAATCTCAGAGATTTGGACTAAGGAAGATGGGTCACTAATTGTAGCTTTTTGGTGGGAAGGCTCTTGGCATACCATTACTCGTGGAAGCTGGGTATCAGACCAGGCTCTATCCGCTCCAAATCTTCTCAGCAAACGCTTTCTTTCTGGTGCGGATCACAAAAAGACTTATCTTTTTGAGTTGGTTGGCCCATCAAATATAAATGTTGTTAGAAATTATGAGAAGGATTCGCTAATCCTTCTTGGAATTGTAGATACTCAATCTGCCGTCGAAGCAACCGCAGAAGAGATTAGATCTTATGCAGAAGGCTTTGGATTCAAAATGCCAAAGCTTTGGACCGCAGAAGAGTTTTCTTACGATCTGATCAAGAGAGAGGTTAATCCAAACTTTGAAGGCGTTGTTCTTAAAAATATAAAGGGAGAACGCTGCAAGATTAAGACCGAGACTTATGTTCAACTTCATAAGGTAGTTACTGGTCTATCTGACTCTGGCATTTTTAAGCTTTGGATGCAAAGAAAGGAAGCGGGAAAGTTTTCAATGGATGGTATTCCAGATGAATTTTTTGCTGAGATCAATCAAAAGATTGATGCTATTGATGAACGATGGGTAAAATATAGGGCATCGGTAGAATCTGAGTGGGAAGAGGCAAAGGAATTGATTAAATCTGGAGTATCAAGAAAAGATATTGCAATAAATCATCCAAAGCTTCGTCATGTTCTATCTAGTGCCATGCTAAATATCGACCCACTACCTATTGCTTATGACGAATTTTGCAAATACAACGGATAAAAAATGAAAAAGAAAGTAAAAGTAATTCTTACCGTAGAAATTGATGAAACCTCAGAGAATACTCCGACAGTCAAGGGTATTCTTGAAGACGGATCTATAATTTCATTTTCAAGGGAATCTATTTTGAGATCTGTTGATATAAAACCAAGAGAAGATAGTCTTTCAGATCCAAGAGTTAGCTGCTAGGAGTAATCATGCATTGGCGTTATGGAATTGTAAAATACAGAAACAAACTAAAACCAGAGCAAAGATTCTATGGTATTGGAGAGCTTTTCTATGATAAAGATCCTCTAATGCCACATTCCTGCACCGAAGAACCTGTTGAGTCCTATGCCGATGCTGAGGAGGGAGATACAGAAGAAGCGGTTAAAGATGGTTTGAAGCTGGATCTAGAAAGAATGATGAGAGATTGCATTAAGTATCCCATCTTTGATATTGATGGGCCTTATGCAAAAGCTCCTTGGGATGGAAAGAAGGATCTTAGCGCTCTTACCATCGAGCAGCTTCAGACAATGACAGACGAAGAAATTGAAGATTGGCTTGAGTCTAGCAAGGAGTAGCTGGTAATATATTTTTATATTGCTGGAGGCTCAATGCTAAGAAAAGCTTTAATATTATCCCTAATCCTTCTTCCACCACACGCCGCTCATGCTGCCGACGATGGTGAAGCAAAAGTAGTTTATAAGAATAAGACCGAGATTGACTTTGAAGAGCTTGAGATAGAGGGAGTTCTTCAAAAGCCACAATCTGCACTTGTATTAGAAAGAAAAAAAGCAAGCTTTAATCCTCTTGTTAAACTTAGAACTGAGTGGAACCAAGAGATCGATCAGTCTGTTGATGAGGTAAAGTAATGCTAAAAGAGCTTTTAAAAGACGAAGAAGGTCAATCAACCGTAGAATATATGCTTCTAATCTCAGTAATTGTTATTGCAATTGTAGCGGCAGCATATGTTTTTATTGAGCCGTTCAAGCAGGGCGTTTTAGATCTTGGAAAAGATATAAAGAAAATACTATCTGATGGTAAAATTGGAAGAGTAGGTACAACAAGATAATCTGCTAATATTGAAAATCAATATGTTAGAGGTTTGAAATGATAAAAGATCTATTAAAACTTGCAGATAATCTTGATAGAGCTGGCTTTCACAAAGAAGCTGACGATATAGAAAAAATTACGCAAAGTGTTTCAAGCGGTCCAGGAAAAATGATCGCAAATAAAGCCGGAGAGGTTATCGAAAAGGCTGTAAACGGACCAGGAAAAATGGTTGCAAACAAAGCAGGACAGGCAATTGAGAAATCTGTTGATTATATTGCAAAAGGTCCAGCAAAGCAGTTAGCAAATACTGCAACAAAAGCATCAGAATATCTTTCAAAGAGCCAGGTACAAAAGCTAACTGATACTGCAACAAAAGTATCAGAGCCTCTTTCAAAGAGTCAGATAAAAAAATTAACCGACACATCTAAAAAAGTATCTGATGTTCTGTCCAAGGGACAAACCAAAAAACTAATGGATACCTCTTCAAAAGCATATGAGATTGCTAAGGCAGAATCAGCGGCAGCAAGGGCTGTTGGTACAGCAGGAAGAGCGGCTGGTACAGTTGGAAGAGCTGCCGCAGTAGGAACAACAGAGGCGGCAGCAGGAACGGCTGGAGCAATTGGCGCTGGAACCGCACTAGCAACAACAGGAGCGGTAATATCAGCCGGACTACTTGGCTATGAAATAGGCACAATAATAAATGAACAGATTATTGAGAGAAGTGGCGCAGATAAAGCTCTTATAAGTTGGCTGCTACAACCAAATCTTAAAGACGGGATAAAGTGTGCTATTGTAATAGATAAGGCATCAATAGATCCAAATCTTTTAAAGGGAGCTTCTGCATTCGTTCCTTATGGCGTAGCTGGAATAGTAATGAAAGGAAATCAGATTGTAAATAAAAACTCAAATGCAACATTCCCAAAGGCAAGCCCTGTTAGCATTAATCAGTTTGCTGAAGCAATTCTTCCACAGAATCCAAATGGCTTACTTATACCAACATCTGTATCTGTCTCAATAATATATTCTGACGGAACAAGGAGAAATGCAGTAAGTACACCGCAATCAACGTTCTTTAACATTGGAACTAATACTATTACTGCAAAAATAACCACAATAGCAAGGTCAGCAAGGTAGTTACTAATATCATAATATATAGTTGTGATATCAAAACTAAAAGAAATAAAAGAAGTCCTTATTGACAAAAAGAGAGACTGGAATCAAAAAAGATCTAGAGATTGGCCAAAGGTAAGAGAAGCCCATCTAAAAGAGTTTCCTGTCTGTGCTGTTTGCGGCTGTAATGTTAATGTTGAAGTCCATCACATAAAGCCATTTCATATTGCTCCAGAGCTTGAGCTGGAGCCTTCCAATCTGATCTCACTATGCGAGACAAAGAAGTATGGCGTAAACTGTCACCTATTCTTTGGTCACCTTGGTAATTACAGAACAGAGAACCTTCACCTTCTTGACGATGTTAAGCGTTGGCAGAAGCGATTTGAAGAAAGAAAGAAGCAGCTAAAAGATTAGTCTCTTTCAATCTGCCGCTAGGCGTATAATTTAGCATGGCCGATAATAATACCAAAATGGCACAGAGAGCTGATATCTGTGCCCCATCTGCCTTATGCTCAGTTTAAACCACAGGAGAAATAACAATGTCCGTTACAGTTGATCGCTATACCACCTCAAAGTTCATTCTAAAAGATGATGCAGCAGTAGAGTATATTAATAAGATCGTTGATCTTCTAGCCGAGGAAGGAAATCTTCAGTCTGGCTATCTTTCTAGCGATGCTTATATCAAGCTCTATGAATATGGCGATAGAACCTTCAAGTTTGTTGGCGATGGATTCTGTGATTCTGGTCCAGAAATCAGAGCCTCAGCACTTAATGAAGAATCTTCCGAAGAAGAGGGCGAAGAGCTAGATGAAGAAGAGGATGAGGATTATTCTTACGAAGATCCTATCTCTCTCTTTGATGAAATTCAGAAGAATCTAGCAGAAGGAACCTGGTTCTTTGTTGAGAATCACGCTGTAGAAAAAAGCTATTTCTCTTCTTATGTTGCCTTCTATCACCAGAATGGCAAAACAGACTATAGACATTCTTATGAGCTAAAGAAGCAAATTCTAGAGGATAATAAGATTGACGGCAAGGTGGAGTAATGTCTCCAGAGAAAGAAGAAGAGCTTAAGTCAAAGTATCCACATATTTTTAATCAGAAACACTTTTATTTTGATTGTGGTGATGGTTGGTATGATTTAATAAACACTCTTTGTCATGGAGCACAAGAGCATATTAACTGGACAGTTAAGGCAATGCATAATAATAACAATAAATTCTGTCCTCAAATAACTGCCGTTCAAGTTAAGGAAAAGTTTGGCAGCTTGCGTTTTTATTATGATGGTGGCGATGATTACATTCGCGGTATGGTTTCTTTTGCTGAGAGCATGTCGGCAAAAACTTGCGAAAACTGCGGAGAAAAAGCCACAGTAAAAACAAATGGCTGGATTAAAAACCTATGCTCTCCATGTGCCGAGAAATCAAAGAAATAATAATATGGCTCACTTCTTAACGGCAAAAGAGTTTTCTGATCTTGGAGAAAAAACTCAAGATGAAGATTGGATTTATCCTTATTCAATGCTGCCAAAGATTGATAACGAAGAAATAACTCCGATCTGTGTTCTTGGAAGTTGGGATGGCCCCATTTCTGGTATAATAAAATGGAACGAAAAGCATTACCTTGTAGATGTTTTAGATCCTTTTCCTGAAAAAAGAAGATTTTTAGTTATAGAAGTATCAGAAGAAGATGCAGAAAAAGCAATCTTGGCTGTAAAGACTTTTAATAACTATGAGCTATATATGTCTGATGAAAAAGGACTTAGAAAGCAGGTTATTAACGAAGAAGGCCTCTCTATTGACTCTAGAGAAGAAAAAGCACTGCTGGATATAACAAAAATATTTGATAAGTCAAAGCCCGTCATTGGCTATTTTGAAGAGTGGATTTTTTAAAAGGAGAAAGTATGTTTGTAAAAACCGCAACTGATAAAACGCTAAGCAACTCAATTGCTTCAAGCAAAACTGTTTTAGTAAAATTGGGAGCTACCTGGTGTCCACCATGCAAAGCACTTGCTCCAACTCTAGAAAAAGTAGCAGAAGAAAGAGGATCTTCACTTTCAGTTTACGATGTTGATATTGATGATAGTCCAACATCTGCTCAATCCCTAAGGGTGCAAGGCGTTCCAACAATGGTTCTATTTCACAATGGAGCAGAGGTTTCTCGAAAAACAGGAAACGTAGCAAAGGGTGCTCTAGACACTTGGCTAAATTCTGAGCTAGAAAAGATTGGAGGTTGATAATGACTAGCGAAAATTTTGTTTTTTGGCTTCAGGGATATATTGAGCTTTCTCAGCATTTGGATGGACCAAAAGGCTTAAATGAGCAACAGGTTGAGGAGATTAAAAATCATCTTAATACTGTCTTGACAAAGGTTACTCCAAGTCTGCCAATGCAGGTTCCTCTCTTTCCAAACTTGCCACCATTCACAACACCTGTTATTTGTGACGATAGCACAACAGGAAAGCCAAGCTGGCCTAGTTATCCGCAGGTTACTTGTTCAACGGAAAGCTTCCATCACACTGGCGATTGATTTTTTAAACACAGGCTATTGACTCCCCGCTCACGGTGCTTATATTATCCGTAGCGGGGAGTCCTGCTACAAGGAGCTTTATGTTTAGGTTTGTTTGTCAGGGTTCTGATAAGAATGGTAATCCAATCACAACATTGGGTTGCGGCGAAGTTTTCTCTGTTGTAATTGATCTTTCCATTCCGCTTCCAAAGTGGGGAGAGGGAAAGTCAGTTTCGCTAAATAAGTCAGGCTCATTTTACTTTACGCCAGAGCAAGAGAAGGCCCTTTCAAAAGGAAAGCTTCCATCCGAGATTATAGAGGTTGTTAATCAGTGGTCTGGTAATGCCAAGTTTTTGGCTTATGGTGCTTGTCAGACAAAAGGCTGCAAGCATGATGTTATGATAATTTCCGTGAAGGAGTCCTAAATGCAGGATGCAAAGTTTAAGCTAGTTGATCTAAAGGGCGAAGAAGTAGTTGTCGGAGATACGATTGTAATTGCCAGAGTAGATTATAGAACCCCAATCCTATCTCTAAGCCTTGTAACAGAAATAAAGAATTGTCCAAAGACAGTTAGAGTTTATTATAAGGGATTTAGGGACAAATATAATTATCAGTCCTATCTGACTGTGCAGTATGCTGAAAATGGAGTTCCATCCAATCAACTCATTAAAATAGACAACATTGAATTTAGTCTGAATCAAGGCAAGTTTGCAAAGCTTTTTGTAGCAAAGTCAGAGTTTGAAACAGCGAACCCAAAGCCCGAAGAGGTATCCGATGAAGAATGATTTTCTTGACCCACTTGAAGTTTATGTTGATTCGATTAGGGCAGAAATCATCGAGGTAGATGTTGTTCTTCCACAAAAGGTGATTGAGGTAGAGCCTTCTATCATGGGGCTTTCTCCAGAAATGGAAGAAGAAGTAATCTTTACACTTTTCTTTGATTAGCGGTAAAATATTTTAGAGGGCTGGTTGACCAGCCGTACTCTGTGCTTATATTCTAGGCGTAGCGGGAGGATTTACAATGAACTTTTGTGTTCCACTATTTCATCGCAAGTATTTCCCGCTACTTAAAAATAAGTATCTTGAAGTCCAGCTTGATAAATTTAAGGAAGGATGGAGTTATTTTGACATTTCCGCGAAATGGACTCGAAAAACTCACCATGCTGGACTCAGTATTACATTTGAAATCATGTCTTATTTTCTTGCGGTAGATATTTACGATAATCGTCATTGGAATTACGAAGAAGAAAAGTGGGAAGATTGCGACACGGAGGAAGAAAATGCTTAAGAATCAGACCATTCTTTATGTTTCTAGCTGCCCTCTCAATACAGAAGGATCTACCGCAGGTAGAGTTGTGTCCTTTCGTCGTATGGGAAATGTAAGCTTTGCACACATCCAGGACTCAACTGGCAAGATTCAGCTCTGTTTCCGTCGTGATGATATGGGAGGAGCAGAAGCCTACAAGTCTGTTGTGTCTCAGATTATTATTGGTTGCCATATTCAAATCCAAGGTAAGATTTGGGACACTTCGACTGGAGAGCGCTCCATTCTTGTTTTTAACGCAAAGGTTCTGAACAGGCCAATGCGAGGAATCCCAAGTACCTTTTATGGTGTGGCAGATGATGATGTAAGGCTTCGTAAGCGTTATCTTGAAACCTCAATTGATCTTGAGGCTGCGGCTGTTTTTCGACTTCGCTCCAAGGTAATCTCGACCATTCGACAGATTCTTACGGAAGATGATTATTTGGAGGTTGATACTCCGATGCTTACTGCCCAAGCATCTGGAGCAATTGCTCGACCATTTGTTACTCACCACAACGCTCTTGATAAGGATCTTTATCTCCGTATAGCACCAGAGACTCATCTTAAGATGATGATGGTTGGCGGATTTGATAAGATTTTTGAACTGAATAAGTCTTTCCGAAATGAGGGTCTGGATCGCTCTCATTTGCAGGAATTTAATTCAATGGAATGGTATCGGGCTTATGCCGACTATCAGGATAATAAGGAATATTTTGGGCACTTTATTGCTGGACTTCTTTGGCGACTTGGATTTGACGCAAGAAGCGTAGATTGGGATGGTGTTAGCCTCAACTTTAATGAAATTCCAACCGTAAAGTATCGAGAGCTTTTCTCTCGCTCTGGACTGCCCTCTCCAGATTCAATGTCTGCTTCTGATGCAGATGAAATCTTTAAGAAGCAGATTCGTCCCACTCTAATTCAGCCAATCTATGTCGAGGATTATCCGGCTCATATGTCTCCTATGGCGGCAAGAAAGGCAGACGATCCTAATACTGTAGAACAATGGCAGCTTATTGTTGGAGGCTGGGAAATCGTCAAGTGCTATACTGAGCTTGTCGATCCCGTTCTCCAACGCACTCTGCTGGAGGAGCAAGCAACACAGAAGGCTAGAGGGGACGAGGAGGCTATGATGCTTGACGAAGGCTTCCTAGAGGCTCTGGAGTACGGTTGTCCTCCATGTAGCGGCCTTGGACTTGGAGTAGAGCGTTTGATTTGTATTCTCGCCAATAAGAAGTCTCTTCGTGAGGTAACATTCTTTCCTATGATGGGATAAGATGGAGCCAGCTTATCTTGGATTGTTTCGCGATTCACTTGAAGCAATTTATTATGCAAAAAATCATAATCTAACAGGGCTTTATTATGCTGAGTTTTGTCAGTATGACGATTCTTTAGAGTCTAATAAGCTTTATTTTTGGTTAAATGATTCTATTCCATATTTTGGAATTTTTATTTTTTCAGATAAGAATTTAAAGATGGTTGCCTTAAATGCAACCTATCTTGCTTCAAATATTCCATATGAAAGAGGTCAGCTTCTCTACACCAATCTTGATGAATTTTGTAGTCGTACAATAAATATAAATCATCCGGCAACCGAGTGGCTTCTTTTTAATCAGGATCTTTGGAATTCGTAGGATAGAGTATAATTCCTTGGAGGCCACATGCCAAAAATAGTCTGTATATCCGACACACATAATTTGCACTCTAAAATAAAAATTCCAGAGTGCGATATTCTTATTCATGCTGGTGATGCAACAGGTCGCGGAACCTTAAAAGAAGTTTCTTCTTTTCTCTATTGGTTATCTCAGCAGCCTGCAAAGCATAAGGTTTTAATTAGCGGAAATCATGATTGGATCTATGAGTCAGATTCCTTTATCGCTAAAAATCTAGTTTCTCAGTATCAAGATATTGTTTATCTTGAAAACTCTTCTGCCGAAATCATGGGATTGAAGTTTTACGGCTCTCCAATCACCCCAAGATTTTTTGATTGGGCTTTTAATGCCGACGAAGAGGATCTTTACGATACTTGGAGTAAGATTCCAGATGGAATAGATTTTTTAATTACTCACGGCCCTCCTCATGGCGTACTAGATATAACCGACGAAGGTGATGCCGTTGGATGCCCAATTCTCGCTAATGAAATTATGTATAGAATTAAGCCAAAATATCATGTTTTTGGCCATATTCATGAGGGTTATGGCCAGCAAAAAATAGAAGGTACAAACTATGTCAATGCCTCGTCCTGCAATAGACGCTATCAGCCTGTAAACCCACCAATTGTTTTGGAGCTGCCATGAAAGTAACATCTTCTAAGACTATTCACCTAACAGAAAAAGAGGTAAAAGATGCTATCGGTAATTGGCTTGCAGAAAGAGCCTCTTATGAAGATGGATATTATCGTCTTTTTGTAAACAATAAGTCTATTTTTGAATTTGATAAAAATGGAGATTTAATTATTGTTATTGATGGTGAAATTGAAGAATATAATTCGGAGAAGAAATGAGCACAAAAGTTTCAATCTCATATGGAAAAGATCATCATCTTTATCAAGAAATATTTGATGTTTCAAATGTTTATGTTCAAATTTCAGGTCATGAATTTGAAGCAAATAACAAATCCGTTATGATTCAAATTCCAATTAAGGCTTGGAGGTCTATGGTAAAGGATTGGGAATCTGGAGGTTGGCCAGAGTCAGATGATAATTCTGAAAAAAGTATTGCAGAAGAATGGTTAAATCCACCTCCTTTTATGAGTGGCAAAGAATCAGACGAAACAATTATCTTTAGTAAGGTAAAAAAATGAAAAAAATTGAAGCAAAGATTTATGGAAATGTTGGCTGGATCATAACCTCAGAAGAAGATGATGTTCTTGGGTTTATCTGGCGTACTCCAAAAAACTCTTATCCATTTCGATACGAAACATTTGGAGTTTATTCTGAGTCAGGATTTGGAGAGTCTGTAGAGCTTTGTATGAAATACATCAGCGATCTTAGATTTAACTCGAGAATCTGATGCCAAAACTAATATAGTGTAACTTCCGGCTTGACTTTTTTAAGCTGGTGGTTATATTGTATTGGAAGGATGGAGGCTAAAAGTGGGCAATAAGAACGCTGTTAAGATTGATGGATTTCCTCCGTTTACTGAGGAAGATCTTTATTTTGTAAGAAAGCTAATTTCTCATGTTGTTCCAGATTCTACAGATATAATTAATGAGTCTGGTTGGACAGAGGCCTGTAGGTCAGCCATTGAGCGAGTAGACTCTCTAAATAGGCATTATTTTTCTAGCGCATTTAAGACAAGATCTATGCAGCAAGAGCCTATCTACTCAATGCTTGATGATGATACGGAGTTTTAATGAGCTACTTTTCTGTTGATATTGAAGCAGACGGCCCTGCTCCCGGTCTTTATTCTATGATTTCCTTTGGAGCGGTAGTGGTAGAGCCAGATCTTAATAGAACTTTCTATGCCGAACTAAAGCCTATCTCTGATCGATGGATTCCTGATGCTCTTGCTGTTTCTGGCTTTACTAGGGAGCAGACAATCCGCTTTGAAGATCCAATTCCTGTTATGACTCGTTTTGAAGAATGGGTCAATGCAAATTCAAAGGGTCGTCCAATCTTTATTGCTGACAATCCAGGTTTTGATTTTGCCTTTATTAACTATTACTTTCATGCTTTTCTAGGAAGAAATCCTTTTGGATTTTCTAGTCGCAGGATTGGTGACCTTTACTGCGGCGCAAAGCTTGATACATTTGCAAAGTGGAAGCAACTTAGAGAAACCCGTCACTCTCATAATGCTCTCGATGATGCAAGGGGTAATGCCGAAGCAATACTAAAGATGCAAGACATGGGACTTAAGATTAGGCTTGACTGATGCAAAAAATACAGGAAATAACTTACGATCAATTATATTCTGGAGAGATTTTTCCTCGCGGTATCTATGTAACGAGATATAGAGAGGGAGAGGACAGTGGGTGGATTGTAAACAAAGTAGAATACTACTATTTTGATGGAATATTTTCATCGGCAGTTTGGGTGGTAACAGACAATGGTTCTGGTCAAGAAACTTTTTATTCTGTAAGATTTAGTCATTGTTCGCGGTTATCTTCAACAAAAGAATATTTTGTTGACTTTGTAAAAGAAAATTCTCCAGATGTTTTGGAGTGGGTACTATTTAACGTGGCCCACCTATGACAAGTCTAGAGCTAATGGATTGGCTAAAATATTTAGGGTGGATCATTTGGACCGCAACCTTTTTGCTCTTAATCACAAAGGAGTGGGATGATTCATGAAAGATGTTTATGACAAAATATATAAGCTTCTTGATAAAAGCATGGAAGAAGAAGCCTATAGACTGGCAAAAGAGCTTGGACTCTCAGAAAAAGAGTGGGAAAGAATTCTTACAGAGCACTTCTGGGACTGGTATACAGAACACTAATTGGAGGTACCATGAGTAAATTTTCAAACAATGATGCAATTGTTTCTATCAAAAAGATTATTGATCAACAGGCTGATGAAGAAAAATCTTTGATTAGCCCATCAATAAGTGGACATGGCTCTGTTGATAGCTTTGTTTATAGACCACCAGTATCTATTACAAAGTTTCTTTTTGCAGATAGGGATGAAATCAGAAGAATCCTTGGCATAAATTGGGATGAGGCTATAGTATTTTCACTATCTGAAGAGCTATCACCACTTCTTTCAAGGCTAGAAGAAGCAGAAGATCTTTTTATGATCAGAACATTTTCTGTTTCTGGAAACCGCTGGAAAGAAAGAGTAGGATCAATCTTTAGGATTCCAGGTGAAGATGTTGTATTTTTCAATACAGACTTTGGGTTTGTTGCCCGCAAGAGAGATTGGCCAAAAATTAAGAATCTAATCTCTAAGATTCAGCTTTCTCCATCCCTATACAACGAAAAGTCTCTTGACAAAGTTTTTTGGGATTCAAAAACAGAAAGTCTAAAGAAAGATATTCTTTTCTTTTCAAAATCAAAAGAGTGGTTTGATAAGAGAGATCTTCCTTATTCTCGCTCCTATCTTCTTTATGGCCCACCCGGAAATGGAAAAACATCTGCAATCAGAGCAATATCAAAGTTTTTCCACTCATCACCAAGCCAATTCTCTTTCACAGGCCGTTATGAGGATCCAGACTCAGCATTTCTATCTTGGGTAGGTGGCGCAGACCATGAAGATGATATGTATGACGAGCATCCAAGAGCATTAAGAACTTCTCGCTCACTAGATATTGATGACGAAGAGGATTCAAACCCAAGAATTAGAGTTCTTCTGCTGGAAGATATTGATCGTTTCTTCTCAAAAGAAGAAGGCTTTAAAACTCCTGTTTCATTCTCTGCCATTCTAAATGCACTTGATGGTGTTGCTCAGCGTAAGAATTCAATTCTTATTGCTACTGCAAACAATCCAGAGAAGATCGATTCTCAGGTTCTATTCCGTCCCGGTAGATTTGATTTGAGAATTCCATTTGAAGCACCAAGTCGTGATGGAATCAGATCTTTTATGCGTAAGCTATCAGAAGAGGACTCAGTCTCAGACTCTATGGTTGATCGAGTGGCAGATGCAGCAAAGGGACACTCTCTTGCATTCGTTAAGGGAATCTATCTTGCTGCTGCAAACAAGGCTTTTGCTCGTTCTTCCCAGATTATTTCCGATGAAGATATTGAGTTGTCTCTTTCCGAATTCCTATCAAATCTTGGAAAGGATATAAAGTCAACAAGAAATGGCACAGGCTTCTAATGGCTAAGGCAAAGAAAGAAAAGGTTCAAGAGCTTTATCAAATCTTGGATCAGTTTGATAAACCAATCAGAATTAGAATTGGATTTCAGTCCACAATTATAAATTCTAGGGTTGGCAAAATTTATCAAAGCAAGTCTGCTGCCATCACTGCTATTCGCAAAGCAATTGGGGTTATGGAAACTGCACCGAGTCAGTATAGAGCTGGAATGGTATTTGATCTTTACGGAAAGAGAATATCAAAAGACGAATGGATTGAGGCCCTCTTAAAGATGAAAATAAGAGTTTTTCAGCCTGTTGCAGTAGAAGAGTTGACTTTTCATTTGGATAAGCTGAAGTGAAAGGAAAGAAGGCGGCTGGCGGAAAATGGATTGATAGAAGCTGCCTTACAAAGAAACGCTATGGGACCAGAGAGAAAGCAGAACGTGCAGTAGCCAGAGCAAAGCGTGATTATGATGAGATAAAAAAGCTTTATCATTGTCCGCTTTGTTCTGGCTATCATCTTTGGACGCCAGATAAAGATTAGCTCTTCCCTCTTTTTTTAGTAAAATATAGGTATGGAATTGAGCCAGATTTATAGACGATGTGGTCTAAGAGATCCTGATGAGTTTAAAAAAGAAATAATAACAGATGCATTATTTTCAGACCATCATGTTGTAAAAAATATAATTGGATATGGAAGAAGGCAAGGAAAAACAACCAACTTTATGATGTCTGGAATTCAAAATCTTTTTGAAGGAAAAAATACAATAATTTGGGTCACTAACTTTAGCGTTGCAAGAGACTGTCATCACGCATTTTTAAGATACTCTTCAAATTTTCCAGAGCTAAATATAGAAGTTTGTAACAATGGGCAGTTTTCAACAAACATTAATGGAAAAAAAACAATATTAAAATTTGTAACGCTGCATAACAATATACCGCAAGCAAGAATTGAGTTTAATTGGGATATAGAACTTGATGATTCATACTAGGAGAAAAAATGTTATTTAAATCTAAAAAACTAAACGATGGTCACGATCACGGTGACGAAGAAGGAGTTGAGAGCGAAGGATCATCTGACCCAAAAATGATTCTTATTCCAAAAGATGATGATTCAAGAATCATCGGCCTATTCGGTGAGGTTGAAGAGAACAAGGTTGCTCAGATTATCGGCATGATGCTAGATATGGCCGAAACCGCAGAGGTAGAGCCTGATACAGAAGTAGCTGAAGGCAAAGATGGAGAAGAGGAAAAGAAAGAGGCTGAAGCAGAGGTTCTTCCTATTGAGTTTCTTCTTTCAACTCCAGGCGGCTCAGCAGATGATATGTTTGCTCTTTATGATATTATGCGTGTTGTGAAGGAGAAGTGCCCAATTGTTACCTTTGGAATTGGAAAGGTAATGTCTGCTGGAGTCCTTCTTCTTGCGGCAGGAACAAAGGGTCAGCGTAAGATTGGAAAGAACTGTCGAGTAATGATTCACTCCGTAATAGGTGGAACATCCGGCTCATTCCACAATCTAGAGAACGAAATGGAAGAAATGAGATATATGCAGGAGGCTTATTTGAGAGCACTTTCTGACGAATCAAATCTTTCCGTGGCCCAACTAAAGAGAATGATTAACCGTAAGGTAAATGTTTATCTATCAGCAGAAGAAGCAGTAAAGATGGGCATTGCCGATATTATTGTTTAGGAAAAATAATGAGGGATATAATATCAAGAGATCCGAAAGTAGAAGAGCTTATAAAACAAAGGTCTTCTCTTGAAAAGCAAATGCGCCATTTAAACAGCAAGATTAATCTTAGGGTTGAAAAAATATTATTATCAAAGCTAAAAACTGCAGTTAGTCAACACAAATGGAGAATTGTTACAAGTGACAACTACTCCAGAGAAGATCCTACGGTAAAAGAAATTACTCTTGAGCTTATTGATAATGATAAAGACTTTGCAACTCCAATTTTAGCAAAGGCAGCATACGCTCCTAGCGGAAAGATAGCAAAGCATAAACAACGCAGTCTTCTTTCAAAGAAAATGATTAGAAGAAACACCTCTCCTGATATAAGAAATTATAGGGATTTTGTTTCTTTTACTGAAAGATGGGATATAGATCACATTGTTTATAAAAATAGCTATATTAATTTCTCCTATGCAAGAATAAGAATTGCATCATCAAAATCAAATATGGATGATGTTTATTCTATAATAAGAGCATTTGAATTTCCTCTAGATCTTTCAGTTCAGATTTCCGATCTTGAAAAGATGGAATCAGATCTTAGAAAAAGAAGGGAGCTTATGCAGGATCTTTCTTCGAAGTCTTTGTTCTCCCTCTGATTTCTTCTGAAAAATAAAGCCCTACCCATTGACCCTGCCCATGCGGTGCCTAGATTATAGCCGTGTGGCAGGGTCGCCCTATATCCGTTGGAGCATACCATGAAGAATGACTATCTTATCTCGTATTATGACTCCTTTCCCCCGTTCTTTAGTGAGGAGGGAGATTATATCGTTCCTTCTGGTGGCGAAGGATGGTATGTTCAGGTTTCTGATAGCCCACCGTGGGGGCCATTTGACAACCAGCGGGAAGCAATAGAGTCTTTGCTGCTGGAATGGGAAAGGTTTGAAGAAGGTTACTTTAATCATAGGGAGGCTTAAATGGTAGACTTTTCAAATATGGAAATCATTGAGGGTGGCGATGGTCACACAACAATTATCTTTGATCTCAGCGATGAGACTTTAAAGGAACTTGAAGATGTACTTAAGACTGAGCATACCTCTCCATTATTTTCTGAGCGGTTTCAGGTCTTTTTTGAAGATGCTATCCGCCATTATCTCGCTAACTCTGGAGTAAAAGATGTCTGATTCAGATACAACAGATCCGCAAAGTCTTATTGAGCAGACCGCCAACCTTATGTCTGCTAAGTTTATTGAATCGCTTGAAAGCGATATTAAGATTGCTTGGGTCGATATTGCAAATTCTATTTCTGCCGATCCAACAACAGCAAAGCGTTTCTTTACAAAAAAGACAATTAAGTTGGCTCAGATTTATACCTCTTCAATGAACCTCTTTGTTGAAATGGATGAACATTCCGATCTTATCTCCGGTATTGTTGCCGAAGAGGAATCAGAAGAAGAGGTACCAACTAAGACTCGCTTTGATTTTGACGAGGAGGAAGAATGAAAGAGACTCATCATGTTATTTGTGAGTGCCATTCTCCAGACCACGTTCTTCAGTTTAGCCATATGGATGATATGGATGGTGATGAAATCTGTTGGACACAGGTTCAGCTCCACCAGCATCGCTCGTTTTGGCAGCGTCTAATGGTTGCAGTTAAGTATCTTTTTGGTTATGAGTGCCGCTATGGTCATTGGGACTGCACCGCAATTGACATTAAGCAAGGAAAGCTTCTGCGAGATTATTTGAACCGAGCCATTGAAGATAAGGAGAATCAAAAGTGATTGTCATTTTTATTTTGATGTTGGCTTGTACCTCAAAAGATATAGAACCTCAATCTTATGCCGAAAAGAATGGTTGGGTTGAGATTAAGCCTCCTAGACCAGATATTCAATGCTGGAGAGTTAGAGGCGGTCCACAGGTTGCTTGCGCTGAATCTCTAACGTCTACTCATGGTGCATCCAATGGAAATAACTAAGGTCGAAGTCTTTGAGTGCCACAAATGTGGCGGTATCTCTAAGTCACAAGAAGATATCCTAAAGTGTCTTAAAAAGCATCGTACCCAAGAGCTTAAGGAGCAGAAGGAGGCCAAATTTCATGCCCTTTCTTCTAAGGTGTCAAACTATATGGTTGAAAATATGACTTCCTTCAAGAAGTCAGAGGTTCAATCTCACCTTATTGCCGTAGCAAAAATGCTTGGATTAGACCTTACTTTTACTAAGATTAGTGTCTCACTACCAAGAAAAGACTATTACAATAAGTTGATGATTTCATTTGATGCATCTGGTAGACTTACTAGAGGAGGACCATCAGATTTTGATGGAATCGACATTCCAAAGGGATGCCAACATTATCTTTCTGAATTGATAAAATCAAAAAATCCTTTTTTTAGTGATCTTCTTAGAGTCCTTACCGGTTTTGACGTTGGAAGTGGAGGCGGAGGAGAAAACTTTTCTTACGAGATTAGACTTTATCTAGAGAAATTTCCAGCACTTCTCGAAAAATATAATGAGTCTCTTGATCTTGCAGACAAAAAGGCTCACTTTGAAAGAAGAGTTACTGAGCTAGAGTCACAATACGAAAAGAATAGAGTTCCCATTCTTTATGTTTCTGATATTAAATACCAAGAGCTTATTCATACTTCAGATGAGCTATGCCGTCAAGCCGAGGAACTAAATAAAAAGCTTATGGAGGTAAGAAAAAATATCTCAGAACGTGATCGATTTTTGAGAAATTCTGATCCAGATAGAGAGAGTCTTATTACTCCAGAAGAAAAATTTAACTATGATTCTGACCGTCTGCTGCAACTAAGGCAAGAGCTTTTTGGAGTCTAAATGGCAAGGCCACACCTAGTCCTTTCTAACTACAATGAAATTCTTATGGAGCTTGGAAATAGTTGGGGAAAGCGTAGCGGCCATTGGCGTCAAGCTTTAAGCTTTACCCATACTCTATTAAAGAAATATGATGGACCAAAAATTCATCAGATTCTTGATTGTGGTATGGAGGCTTTTTGGGTTTCTTCTGGAGAAAATCGACTCTCTGAATCTGTCAACCTTATTCTTTCCGATAGGAGCTATACCGATTGGAGAGATAGGACTGGTATTGGTGCTCTTTATTTTATAAAGGGTGTCTCTCTCGACCCTCAATATGGTACAACTTTGGTTCATCCACACCGTATTCCTAATGATGAATTTGCCAAAAAGCAATCTGGTCCAGATCAGTTTCTTGCAGAGGCTAGACCAGAGCTACGAGAATTTTTTGTAAAGCACATTCTTTTTAACATTGGAGCTTGAAATGCCAAAGATTAAGTCGATCAACAAAACTGATGCTGTAGGAACCTGCCTTCAAGACTATGTGACTGTCAGCTATCAAGCTATCGTAGCAAAATATGGTCCGCCTACAACTAGCGATGGATATAAGGTCGATGCCGAGTGGATTATTGAATGGGATGATGGTCAAGTTGGAACGCTATACAATTGGAAGAATGGAAAAAATTACCTTGGAAAGAATGGAACTCCGGTAGAAAAAATTATTGAGTGGAATATTGGTGGAAAGAATAAGATTGTAGCAAAGAGAATCCGTGATGATCTTCTCAATGCTTGGCCCGTCTTTGATGAGATTAGGCAGGAAGTTTCAGAATGAGCAATCTAGAATCCTTACTTATCCCGCAAAATTATTTTAATATACTTCTAAAGCTAAAATCAATACCAATATCTCTTCTTCCAGATATAGAATCACCACTTTCTGATCCTGCAACCTTTGAAATGGTGCAGGAAAAGGTTAAGAAGTCAGGCCTTTCTTCGATTGGCTTTAGCAAAAGTTATATTTTCGATAAGGTTTATTCTATACTTATTGATTTAGACAAAAAAGAAGATGAATATCTCTCTCTTGTTGATACTGCTCTAAAAGAAGTCGTAGATAAAAAAATCTATCACTATTCAAAAAAGAGAAAGGAAATTTTTTCAATTGAGCCATATGACTATAATCTCTTTCAGCATGAGCCAACAATAAGCAGTCTCCCGACAAAGATTTGGAATAAGTTTGGAGGAAAAAGCTTTACAATTAGCTCAACAATTCCAATTAAGAGTAATAATGTTAGGAGGGGTTGGCTTACAGTAGTTCATGATATTGAGTCTGTTATAGAGTCTGAACTAATAGAATCCGTAATTGATGCGGCAAGAGATATTAACCAAGCAAGGCAGGATATCTTTAAGATTGCTGAGGCTCTGCCAACTCTTTTGTCTATCACGCCAGAAAAAACCAATCTCCTAACCTATAAACAGCTATTAATTCAACATGAAGATAGATCATTTTATCTTGTTTACGGAAAGAATTTTGATCTTCTTCTAAATTTTGAGCCAGAAATAAAATGCAGAATATAAAATCAAAGTATTGTTGTCCTCATTGTGGTAGCCTTCCAAACCCTGTTTCCTACTCTCATTCCCATTTTGCATACAAAATGGACGGAGAGCATCTTATGATTCCAATTCAAAAGATGAGAGTTTTAAGCTGCTGCGAAGGAGAATTTCTTGCTCCATACCATAAGAATGGCGCAGAATATTTTGCAGCAATCAGTGATTTACTTGCATTTTTTGCTCCAATTACTCCATGGATTCAAAAATCTATGAGGGATGGAAAGTTTAATCCACCAACTGAATATCCTTGAAGTATAATTTTAGGAGCCGGTGAGGGATTTCTGCTGCTTCTCCCTCTTTATCATAGGGAAGCCGAGCAGCGTCACCGATTGAACGGCTAAATCAGATAATTAAAAAGGATATGTGGAATGGCATCTGGAGTTTTTCTTCTGACGTACCTCAAAAATAGCCCTGTATCTTTCTCTGGAGATATTATGTCAGAGTAATGATACGATATTCCCCTTATTGGGCCTTCTCTTTTCAAATATATAAACCAAGACCACTTTCTTTCGTGTTTTGTTTTGCCAGATACCCAAACCAAAATCTTATCTGGTTCATATTCTCCTGGTTTTAAAATTTGAAATTCAAAAAAGTTAACATCAGTATAACTATTTGTTATGCTTATCACATCATGAAGGTAATATTTTTTACCACCTATTGTAAATGGTGTTGGCTTCAAAATAAGTCCGTGTTTTATTTAGTTTTTAATTAACTTATTTTAACTGCAACTGTATATAATAAAATAATATTAGTAAGAGGAAAAATGGCAAAATCAGATCTCATTGAAATTGATGGTGAAGTTGTTGATGTTCAGCGCGAACGCTTTGTAATTCAGACTCCAAATGGCAAGGTTCTTGGATACCTTGCTGGCCGTCAGAAGATGAACAATATTCGTATCGTCCTTGGTGATCGTGTTAAGGTAGAGGTTTCTCCATACGATCTATCGAAGGGAAGAATTATTTATCGTTATCCTGCGCCAAATCAAAATGGCTAAAAGATCCGCAAAGGACAAAGCACTTAGTGTTAGTCTGGCGTTTTTAATTGCGGCTTTTTATGCATTAGAAATTATATTGAGACCAAAAAAAGAGAATGGCGGTAAAAATGAGAGACCCATCCAGAATTCCTAGGCTAATATCTATGCTTGAATCTTATTGGGAGCAGAATCCCGATATGAGATTATGCCAAATAGTTTCAAATTTAGCAGTAGGAACTAATTTTTCTAGTGATCCCTATTATCTAGAAGATGATCTATTTGAAGAGATACTTAGAAAAAAATTAAGCGATCTTGACACCCCTGACAACTAATGGCGTCTTAAGATCCCAATTGTCAGATTTAACAATTTCCATTAGTGCATCCATTCTGTATACTGTTTTTTGCACTAATGGATTCATATTTCCTGCCAACCAAATTCTTCTGGCTGAAATATAGGCCTTTACCCAGGTCTTTTCATCGCCACCGTTTGTTGGTGAGGCTTCTGGAAAGCGTGCTCTTATTACTGCAACTCCACCTGGTCCAGAGTGAATACAGGAATCATATACTACAAGGTATCCCAATGCAGTCTTTAGGCCTATATTTGATGCTAAGCCAACTGCTGGTATCCAATATCCAGAGTCAAAGATTGCATCCTGTGCTTCCTGCATTACAGGATCTTTTCCAGCTTCTCTTAGAACTCCCATAAGATATTTTGCCCATGATGGTGGATTTCTTGGATCTACTTTTGCTGTCTCATTTGCTGCAAGCTTTGGAAGAAACTGCTTTAGCTCCGCACTATGCTTTCCGCCCTGCTGAATATAAAGGTCAACTATTTTGTCTAATGAGCCAGCACGGTCTGTTGCTTGGTGTTTTCCATAGGATATTCCTGCACCGTCTGTAAGTATGGCACAGGTCGAATACGATGCTGGCGTAGGAACTCTTCCTGTTTCAAATATTGATAGTACAGAATCAATTACTTTTTTTTGATCTTTATTTATTGTAGTCATGTAATTTAAAATAAAATTAGTAGTTAAAAAATACTAATAGTTACAGAAAATATTATGAATAGATCAATATCAAAATTTGCTGAAATATACGGAAGATTAGCAACAGTATATACTGGAACAAAAACAGAGCCAGAAGAATTTCAAAAATTACTTAGCTCAAAACAGTTTGTTACAGGTCTCGCAACCAGCAATGTTTACGGCCCTGGAATATATGCAGTTTATGATAAAGAAAAATATAAGACATTTTATGGTGATTATGGCAAGTATATTTATAAACTTGCAATTGATACTACTGGATTTTTTTCATTTAATTTAGAAACAATAAAAGTTCTTTATCCCTCTCTAGTAAAAAATATTCAAATGATAGAAATATCAAAAGAAGAATTTGAAGAATATGTGGGAATTGACGATGAAAATGGAGCCCTAATAGGTAGTCCAAAATATTTACTTTCTTCTAGAAAAGTTTTTTTTGAAGATGGAAAGACTGTTCCTGGTTCTAAAACAAATGAATATAGTGAAGGAATTAAAAAAACAAAAGAAGAGATTATTCTTAGAAAATATGACCCCTCAAAGAAGTATTTTATTCTTCCTTCCTATAAAGATTTGCTTATTTCTGAAGCAAATTTACTAGGATTAAATAATTTTAAAGAAAAATTTGAAGACTCAATTCCAGAATATGAACCAGAAAATACTGCGCAATTAGCGGTTAGCATGTGGAATGATCTATATCCAACTGTAAGAGGTCTTCTTTTTAATGGATCGCAAGATGGAAGCGTTGCGGTAATTTATGACTATGATAACTCAAAGGTTTTAAGCTACACTACGGTTGATAGTGAGTCTAAAGAAATAAGTGATTCATCAAAAATTAGCTCAAAAGAAAATACCGAATGGTCACCATCCCCTTATAGGGAATATATTTCTGAATCTGGAGGATACTCTCAAGAGGCAGGAGAGAAATCTGTAAGAGACAGGGCAAGAAAAAGCATAGAAATAGCAGTAGAAAATGGAATGCCAATTGATCTTGCAAAGAGTAAGGTTTTTCAAATTGAAAAAGAATACGCATTAAATTTTATTTCTGATAAAATAAATTTTGGTGGTATTTCTAGCGTTCACAGAGATTATGTTAATTACCTTATAGATGAAAGATGTATGCCGGATGGTAATATTGAAAAATTAAAACCAATATTTGCAAAACTAGCAAATGCAAATATAAATGATGCATCTTTTATATTGCAAAGAGACACTGATAAAAAGCTTACTGACACATATTTAGAATGGAGAGAGGATAATAAAAATTTATTTAATACAAAATACTTTTCATTTGAACGCTTAATAGATCTTGATAAAATGGTATTAAGCAATAATCCTGATGAATTAAAAAATAAAATAATTGAAGCCATACAGCATAAAGATAATGTAAATTCTCTTGCAGGAAATGCTGGTTTATTAGCCAATTTACTTGATATATTTCCACCAGATTTTATTAAAGACCTATATAGAAAATATGCAGAAAATTTGGCAACCAAACTTCCAGTTTTGTTTTTGGAAAACAAAATTACAATGCCCAATGCATCATCTGATGTTTCATCAAATAGAAAGTCTTTTTCTGAAATTGGATCTCCAATAAGCCTTTATCCAGATCTTGTTGATACTGCAATCTCAAGTATACCAAGAATATCTGGCATGTGGGACCTAGATTTTTTGAAGTTTATTAAAGTAGATATTTCTGACAATTCTGTTCAAAAAATAAAAGATCTTATATCTTCAAAATTAGATGGGGATAGCTCTGGTGAATTCTGTTCTTATGCTGTAAATTACATATCTAAAGCAAAAAATAATTCATCAAATAAAAATATAGATCAGCTTTTTGATGAATTAAGAACTCAAATTTATAATTTCTGTATAAAAGTACCGTCGCCACCTATTTCATCAAGACCTCCTCCTCCACCTCCTACTTCGTCACCTATTTCATCAAATATTCCGCCCCCACCACCACCTCCACCTACATCACTCCCTCCATTACCACCTCCTCCTCCACCTCCATTACCACCTCCTCCTCCACCTCCATTACCACCTCCTCCTCCACCTCCATTACCACCGCCCCCTCCTCCACCTCCACCAAAATATTTATCTGCCACCTCATTTGATGATAAGATTATCAAGCTATCAAAGTTGTTTTCTATGCTAAAATCTTTTGGTATAAATACTTCAGATTTAATTAAATTATTATAAATTAGGATAAAAATATGGCAACTGATAGATATTCTGATAATCACAAGATTGTAGTTGGTGGTATAGCAGGAACAAAAGAATTTGAATTACAAGCAAATACAATAAAGCATTCCGCAAACTCTGATTTGTATATTACAACAGAAAATTCTTATTTTGTATCAAATTCTTATGCAGAATTTATTTCTAATGGGGTTAAATTTTCATACACTGACGCGTCAGGTATTAATTTTTATCAGGATTTAATTGTAGACTCTGATGTAAATATAATAATGGGTTCTGGGTCTGACATAAAGATGTCGGATACATCAAAGCTCTATGGTGCAGAATTTGACATTTGGGCAGGAGTTGACACTTCTTCTGGAACACTTTCAATATCTGCAAATGAAGGGCACAGTCCAAAAATAGTTTTATCTCAATCTGGCAACTCTATTACGGAAACTGCTGGATTATGGCAAGTATCGGCAGATACTATTGTTATAACAGGAGATACCGTAGCAATAACAAACTCAACTCCAAGAGCAAATACGACCATAATGCCAGGCTCATCATTTTTAATTTTAGAGTCATATTCTGGTTCTGGCGATAGCAGCAATAATGCACAACTTGGTGTTGGTGATGAATTTCAACATACTGTAAATGGAAATATTATTTGGTCAATGGATACTATAGGTTCAGGATATTTATATGGCCATGTTTTTGCTTCACTCCCAGACTCTATCCCAGATGGTTCCGTAATAACCCACCTTGGCTTTTCATTAGATAGAGATGGTGACACAAATTTCTTAACAACATCATGTTACATAAGAAGTTATGAATTTAGCAATGGAAATGATGTAGAAATATATGCTCAATCAATATCAAGTTCTACTGGTCACATAACATTATTTTCTGATGATCTATTTAACGCAACTACGTCAGCTTATGAGACAATGACTCTTGATAAAAGTAATTTTGCTTATTCTATAAAGGTTAGATTCAAATTAGAACAAGGTGGTTCAAGATGCAATATTTACTTAACATCTGTTAAGATAGGCTACACAACCACAAAGCTCGATCCAAACATTTAATATTTAGGAGATAAAATGCAACTGCCGATCCTATACGGAAAGTCCACTCTTGGCAAAATCAAGATGTGGTCAGCCGAAGTTATTCAAAATTCAGATGGAACCGCAACTCTTCGTATTCAGCACGGTTATGACGATGGAAAAAAGCAAACCGATGATAGAGTGATTCAGTCTGGCAAGAACATTGGAAAAATAAATGAGACCACTCCTTATGAGCAGGCTCTATCTGAGGCTCGCTCTGACTTCAACAAAAAGAAGGACGAAGGCTATGCAGAGAAGGTAGAGGACATTAAAGATGAGTCCTCTGGATTCTTTCTTCCAATGCTGGCCCATAAGTGGTCTGATCACAGCGGAAAGATTAAGTACCCTGCTGCCATTCAGCCAAAGTTTGATGGATTCCGCTGTCTATCCAAGAAGGAAGATGGAGTAGTTTATCTTTGGACAAGAAAGGGAAAGGCTCTTGACGTTCCTCTTGAGATTAAAGAAGAGCTTTCCAAGATACTAAAGGAAGGAGAATCTCTTGATGGTGAACTTTATCATCATGGCTGGACATTTCAGAGAATTGGCTCTGCAATAAAGAAGCGTGGCGTAGATACTCCATCACTTCATTATTATGTTTACGATGCTCCAGCCACTTCAAAAACATTCAAGGAGAGATTCTTGGATCGTTGGAATGGAGCAGAAAGAGAGCTAACCTCTCCACCAACTTTTGTGGAAGGTACAGAAAGAATTGTTCTTTGTCCAACTAAGCTTGTTTCTTCTGCAGATGAGGTTCTATCAGCTCAAGCCGAATCAATTGAAGCAGGTTATGAAGGAGCGATGGTAAGAAATCTTGATGGAGAATATTCCTTTAAGTACCGTAGCACATCACTATTAAAAGTCAAGTCTTTTGATGATGCGGAGTTTGAGATTATTGGAGGCAAAGAAGGACAGGGCAGAGAAACAGGTCTTGTAATTTTTAAGTGCAAGATGGAATCTGGATTGGAGTTTGACGTTAGGCCTCGCGGCTCTGTTGAGGAACGAAGTGAAATGTGGACCAATCTAGAATCTTATATTGGCAAGCCATTGACCGTAAGATATCAAGGCCTTACGGACGAGGGACGCCCAAGATTTCCTGTCGGTCTTCATGTTCGACCAGAGTGGGATTAAATAGCCCTATGTGAAGATTCCATCATAACTTTATTTAAGATTGCATTTACTGCTGACAGCCCCTCCATTTTTGTGGAGGGGTTTTTCAATAATCTTTCTAGCAAACTTTTGTTTAATTTTATATTTTCTACAGCCTTTTCTGCAACAAGTTCAGAATCACTTGATTTTTTTCCAGTAAGGCTGGAATTAGAATCAACTCCAATGTCAGTTCTTCCTACCTCTTCTCTATTGACAAGATCAAATCCTACTCTGCCAATTGCATCCTCTATTTTTTGCAAATCATTCATATCTTTAAAATGAATTACAACACTATCTTTATGCCTTAGAGCTACTAGTGGGTGCGATGGAATTTTAAAAGTTAATTCTCCAGAAAGATTTTCTTTAGCTATCTCTGCCAACAATGCTGGTAACTTTCCATAATTTTGATAAAATTTGGAAGATAAATTTCCATTATCATCCAGCTTGCTAAAGGTCATATATTTTTTATAGCTCTGACTGCTTGGTGAGCTTCTCCTACCAACTAGTTCATACTGAAGCCAAGTAGGACTGTTATCATTTTCTGTCCACCCTCTTCTTGTGGCAGTTTCCATCATTGCACCTTTAAGGCTAGACCACCAAGTAAAAAGAGGATCAGATGCCCTATCCTCTCTTGACATTCCAGCTAATTCTCTTGTCTTTTTTTCATAAAAAGAAGATATATTTTCACTTAATTCAAGTGTGTAATAATCATAAATTTGTTTTCTTAGCCTATCTTCATTAAAGGTTATTTCATTTGGATCAAAAAATTTTAAAATAACATTTGCAATTTCTTCAAGTTTACCAATATTTATTTGCTGACTTATTTTAAATAATCCAAGTATTTTATTTTTTCTAGTCATAATTTCTCCAAATTATGAGTTAATTTTTTTATTTATCTTATCCCAATCAATAATTTTCCAAATATTGTTAAAATAAGATTCTTTATCTGATTGGTAATCTAAAGCCCAAGCGTGCTCCCACCAATCTATTAGCAAGAGTATATCATTTTTTATTTCATGATTTTTTATGACTTTTATTTTTCCTGATTTTGAAAGATAAACCCAACCAGAGCCTTGGATCTTCATTGCTTCTTCTTTCATTTTATCTTTTAAATTATTAAGAGCACCAAACTCTCTATCAATTAATTCAGAAATTAATCCGGTTGGATTATTTTTGCCGCTTGGCTCCTTAAATTGATCAAAAAATATTGTATGTAGAAAAGCACCGGCCTTTTGAAAGTCTCCACCAATCCCATTGTTTGCCTTTTCTACATATCCTTTGTATAGTTTGCCCCAGTGGTAGTCTAAAGTTTCCTTTGACATAACTGGAGATAACCCATCTTTCTTTACTGGCAGCTTAATGTGCTGCCATTTTTCTTTTGAAGAAGCAAATATTTGGAATAACTTTTCATTTTTCATTTTTTCACCATACTTAGTAGATCATCCATTGCAGAAATACAAATAGATTTTTCTCCTTCAACCATAATTCTTATTACTGGCTCTGTTCCACTCTCTCTAATAATAATTCTTAGTCCGCTCTGAGTTAGCTGATCTATTTTTTCCTTTAGGTGATCAATATTTTGTATTGGAATTTTTGTTATTTCCTGATGTGTTCTATAAAATCCATCCAAATGTTGGTGCCATAAAATTGGATTTAGTGCCAGTAATTTTGCTGCAGTAAATGTACCGCAGCTTGTTGGTATACCATCTCTAAATAGAATATGTCCAGAAGGCTCTCCTCCAAGTTCTGCAAAATTTGACTCCATTAGCTCTGCGACATTTGCATCTCCAACTGCCGATCTATAAAGATTGCAGCCTGAATACTTAAGAGATCTTGATAAGCCTTCGTTTGTCATAACGGTACCAACAATCGCCTTTGATCTTCCTCTAAGAAGCCACAGTATGTCATCACCATCGTATAACTTTCCCCACCTATCGCATACCTGAATTCGATCTCCATCCCCATCCAATGCTATTCCGGCAATTGCGCCAGATGAACGAACAGTCTGAATCATTTTTTCTGGATAAAGAGAGCCACAACCTATATTTATGCTGTCCCCCTCTCCATTTCCAATTGATATTACTCTTGCTCCAAACGGAGAGAGTGCTTGTCCAATAAGGTGTCTTCCTGCTCCATTTGCTCCATCTACAACTATTTTTTGTCCAATCAAAGAGTTTTCCAGGCCAGAGTCTTTTATGAAAGACCATATTTTTTTCATCCAAGGAATCCATCCAGATGAAATTTCATAAGACTTACCAGACATAGAGTTTTTATCAGGTTGAAAGCTAAAATAATCTTCAACAGAAGCTCTTTCGTCTATATTAAGCTTCTTTCCAAGTCTATTCAGCGGCTTTAATCCATTATCCTCTGGACCATTGTGTGATGCAGTTATCATTATTCCGCCCTGCAAACCCTTATCAATGATAAATTGGCTCAATGCTGAGGTTGGCATTATTCCGGTCACTATTACATTTACTCCGGTACGCATCATTCCGGCCACTAGGTAAGCCTCCAGCCTATCGCCAGAGGTTCGGGTATCTCTCGCTACGGCAAGCGTAACGGACGCGCTGGTAGCCATCCTGGAGGCCGCAAAGGCCAATCCAAAATCGTAGGCAAGATCGGTTGTGATTACCTCGCCAAACCTTCCTCTTAATCCATCGGTTCCAAATTTCATCTGTACCCCTTTTTATTTTCAATAGATATTAGTTGAAAAAGATTAGATTGTCGCTTGACCTTCAACCTGCCGTGCTTAGATTATGCAGGCCGGAAGAGTATATCCGGCCCAACACCAACCGCGAGGCTAGAATGAAGAAGCATATCTCAGACTTTTACGATCATCTTTCTACAAATTATCCAGATGTTGGAAGGAATCGGTATTCTAATCGTGATGCAATTCAAATTGCATCAGATAAGCTTTTTGAGCATATGAAGTCTCTTAGCACAACTGAGTTTCGTGTGCTAATTTCTGATCGTCATTGGAATTCTTATCCAATCTATACTTGTGGCTACACCCAGTTTCCTGCCATAAATCTTAAGAACTATTACTGTATAATTTCTAGGGCAGTAACAAAGCTTATTTATACCTCTGCAAAGCACAAGAAGGATCTTATTGCACTTTCTGCTGGGGCATTTCGTATTGCAACTATCAACTCAGCACTTGGTAAGGATAAGCTTAAGGCTGCAAGAATTGCCCTTAAGTCACGCGATTCTCGCGCTAGGAAGCTTGCGGTAAATATTCTTCCTGTTAAAGATCTTTTTCAGATTCTTAACACGGAAAAGGACAAGTCTATTCTTAATAGGCTTTCTATCCGCATTGGCTACATTAATATGCTTGACGTAGAGAAGTCGTCTGGCTATCGTTACAATAGAAGCAGAGCATTTCTTAATGATGAGTTTAACGCAGAAGAAATCAGGGAGCTTGTCCAAAAGAAGGAAGCCGGTGATAAGATTCCATTTTATGAGCAAGATATCTTTAGAAAGCTAACATATCACATTTCTGAAGATGAGGTTCCATTTTACCTTGATCTATTTAATAAGCTTTCTCAGTCTGACAAGGAAACAAAGAAGATCTTTCTTGCCAAGCTGACAGGAAGGGGTAATGCCTGAGCCAATCCTAGAGCCTTCGCCATTACCTTGGGATTTCTGGGATAGTGTTGATGTTGACTTTCCAAAAGAAAAGATGTTCTTCTTTATTCCAATAAAAGGAACATTAGATATTGCTTCTCTTGGTTGGTGGGATGGAAAGGAAATGATATGGCTTCTAGAGTATTATCATGCCTCTGGTAATGAGTTAGTTTTTTATACCTTTGAAGATGAAGAAATGGGAGAGGTATCCAGACAAGAGTGGTTTTCTTATGTTCAAAAAAAAACTCCACAATGTATGGATTGGATTCTTTTTAAGCTATCGGAGTTAAGATTAACATGATGGAAGTATTTTCTGATCCAAAGGTTCTTTTTCCAACAATAACTTCTATTGCTGCTGGAATTTGGATTCTAAAAGATTTTATTCTAAAAAGAGAGCTTTATCCAAAGCCAAAGGTAGAATCTGGCATAAAGTCTCTAAGGATATCAAACGGTAGGAGTGTTGCTCTCGTTTGGATTAAGGTAAGAAATTCTGGAATAGCCAGACTTTATATAGACAAAGCAGAGTTTTTTGTTAGGCATCTTCCAAGAGATTTAGAGCATCGAACAATAGACATTGACGGCGTACCAGCAATAGATTTTCCAATTAAAGCGGTAGACACCACCCCACTATTTCCCCCAAATTGGAAATACTCTTATGTTGATGGTGGCGGAGAAACAGAATACCGCTTCACTGTAAGCATACCATCTTCACCGGGTCTATACTCCATTCATACGAAGATTTTTCTTCGAGAAAATAAAAGCGATTTTATTCAGGATATAACTTTTTATAAGATGGATTTTGAAAATAAATTTAAAAAAGTTTATACCAGCGATTGACTTTTCTCCAGCGGTGGATACATTATGGGCATGGAACGACCCACTTGGGATCAGATTTGGTCCGACTTTGCAAAGATTATAGCACAAAGGTCTTATGACCCTAGATTTAAGGTCGGTGCAGTTATCGTAACTGACGACAACACTCAGGTTCTTGCCGTTGGCTACAATGGAAATCATCGTGGCGGAAAGAACATAGTGGAGTCCGACGAGCCGGGAAAATCTGGCTTTATTCATGCCGAAAATAATGCGCTGATCAAAATGGATTACAACAATCCAAAGGGAAAGAAAATGTATGTCACACTATCTCCCTGCTTGGCTTGTGCAAAGCTAATCCTAAATGCTTCCATTGATGAAGTATTTTACTTAGAAGATTACAGAGATTCCTCTGGAATAGATCTTTTGAGGGAGTTTGGTGTCATTGTTAATAAGATTGGTGATTAATGATTATATTTTCAATCCTAAGTTTCTTTTATCTTCTGCCGATGCTTTTTCTTTGGCTTGCACTTCGTAGTGCTTATCAAAGAGAGGTTATGACTAGGGACGATGCAGAGGGCCTCTTTCCATTTACCCTAATGCCAATCTTAAACTTTATTGTTACAATCTATATTTTTAAGGAAACTCTTTCCGAAGCCAAGTTTTACAATAAGCTTATGAATATTATTCTAGGAGAAAAGAAATAATGCACAACCTAACCGTTAACGATGCTCTTCTTGATACCTTTAATCCTCAGCTAGTTCAAATTGATAATAAGGAATATTCTAGGATTTGGAATAACTTTTCAACAATTCGATCAAATCTTGAAACAAAGCAGAGGGCTGCAAATGTAGCAGCTGGTAATCCAAATAGGTATATTTATGTTAATAGTGGAGATGTTCTTTCTCAACAGACACTATTGACCGAAGCACATTATATCTCAATGCTTTTTAATGTTAATTCTTTTTTGCTTATATCTGGGGCACTACAGGGAAATAATAATTCAAGGTATATGGATTGGCAGCTGCTAGAGAATATATCTTCTTGGCTTGTCTCAAAGCCAGAACTTGCAAAGAAGGCTCTTTTTTCTAAAACAACTAGTGACGATATTAAGGCTAGGATTGTATCTAGAAATCTAATAAATATAGAATTTCTCTTTGAGTCTGTAAAAAACAGGATGATTCTGTCTCTTCCTGTTAATATGCAGTCTCATGCTCTGGAGCTTTGCGATCCTTCTGATGCTTCAATCTTTTTGGATTCAGATTACGATAAGGTTCGGCTTGCAGCTTACATTAAGCTTGGTCCCGTATCAAACGTGGATAAGATGATCAAAGATCCTCATGCTCCGGTCAGGCGTTATGCTATCAACATTCTTTCTGCTGGCGATGCTCGACTTGCTTCCTTTATAAATGATCGTTCTGCCGATATTTTCTGTCAGGCTCTTCAAAAGATTGATGCAGCACTCATTCCAATGATGCTTGGCAGCACTCACCTTAAGAAGAAGCGTGCAAAGGATATTCTAAATAATCGGCTACTTGGAGCAAGTAGTTGATTTAATTTAAATTCTTAAAAGAATTAATTTGGCGGGGCTAGACCCCGCCTTTTTTGTACTAATATTTTATCTATCATTTTGAATGGAGATAAAATGGAAAGAGCAGAAAGACTTCAAAAAATAGCATCACTTTCAGATAAAATTGAGAAGAGCAAGGGAGCAGTTCTGCTTATTCCTGAGCTTCATGTATCAGCTGCATTAAAATATCATCTTGATAATAGAATTAAGCTTGCTTCAAACACATTTCGCATTCACTCTTCAGAGTATCTCTCACTATTCAATGAGGCAAGGGACCTTTGGAAGATCGGAGCACTCTCTGTTTGCGAAGAAGATGAGTGGCTATTAAATACAGACATTGGTAAGACTGCCATGCTAAATGGCGTTGAGGTTCCTCTAGATCTTCCAATAGAGATTGATGACGATGAGTCCTACTATGTTAAGACTGCTGCAGCAAAAAAGAAGAAAAGCCCAGGAAGATTAAACTCTCCAAGAAGAATTGGAAAGGGTGATCCAGGCTATGGAAAAAAGAAGTTTATTGTTCACGTTAAGAATCCTTCTACCGGAAATGTAAAGACAATTACTTTTGGTGATGCAAACCTTTCTGTTAAGGCTGGTAATCCAGAAAGAAGAAAGTCATTCCTTGCCAGACATAACTGCGATAGTCCCGGCCCAAAGACTGGTGCAAGATATTGGTCTTGCAACCTACACCGTTATAAGAAGCAGTTGGGTCTAAAGTTTGAGGGTAGATGGTAGGCTTACCTTTTAAAGAGGTTGAGGAGGGCGACGGGTGGTTTATCCGTCGCTTTTCTGATAGTGTTCACGACGAAGAGCTTACATGGCACAGGGATGGAGAAGATAGGGAGATTATCCTAGTTGCTGGCGATGGTTGGGAGTTTCAGAGAGATAATAAACTTCCTGTATTGCTTAAGAAAGGAGAATGCCACTCAATCCGTAAGGGTGAGTGGCATCGTTTGGTTAAAGGCTCTGGAGAGCTAATCTTAAAGATTAAGAAATTCTAGAGCGACCAAATCTTGTTGCTGATTCTGTTGCCTCTTCCATCTGAGAGCGAACTCTTAGTCTGCGAAGTGTTGCAAGCTTCTTAATCTTCGGATCTACCTTTGATGAAATTTTTATAATACTATTATTTAATTTTGATGCTTTTACATATTTTGCTTTAAAATCTTTAATAGCTTTTGTATTATCTTCTGAAAAATCACCATCATACACTTCATTTAATACACTCAATACGGCTGCAACCTGTCGATTATATTTTCCACCCTTTGGATCTGCAACAACATCTTTTCTTGGGCTTCTCATTATTGCATCAATATCATCTTGTGAAGCACCTCTAAAGAAAGCTGTTAAGTAAGTATCCCCTCTTGGAGATACTAGCAACATCTTGGTTAGAAAATCATAGGCATCAATACTTGGTCCTTCTGAGCTTGATATAGTTTCAATCATCTTCTGAATTCTTCTTCTTTCATTTGCAGCTGTTCCAACTGAAAGTCCAAATCCTCCTGGTTTTGCGGCTCTAATTAAAACTGCCTTTACTCCAGCAAGAGTGCTAGGATCAAATTGTCTCGTTGCTTCTGCTGGCTTTGCCTCTTCAGTCTTTGCTGCTGGTGCGGTTGCTGGCTGTGTATCTGTTGCAGTACCGGCTGTTGCGGCAGAATCTGAGCCAGCAACAGGAGTAAGTTCGTTTATATTTTTAACTAGCTGAGGCCAATTTTTATAGGACTGATTTAATGTTTTTGGCACAGATCCATCCTTGCTATAAGTTAGGCTTTTTCCATCTGCACCTATTTCAAATGTATATCCAGCATTATCTCTTACTGTTTTTGTCCAAAGTTCTTGCTTTATTACATCAGCATATGTTTTTGCTACTGCGCCACTACTATTTGCTTTTTGTGTAGGTTGCGCTCTGCCTTTATCATCAATTTGAGTGGTAGCTGCAGAATTACCAGCAACCTCTGTTAGAGGCAATTTTTTATCTTCAACTATTTTTATCCACTTATCTTGGATTGGTTTATATTGATTAAAAAATTCTTTTATATCAGAACCAAAACTAGTAGTCTTTTCAGATGGTGGAGGTTTTAATTTTTTTGCTTTAAATTCTTCTGAGATTTTTGTGTAAAGATTTTGCAAAGTTAAGGATTTTGCAAAGATATTATTTCTTACAAAATCAGTAATTCTTTGTTTTGCAGCAGAATCTATATCATCCATATCTCCGCCACTATCACCATAAACATAGTCTGTATCGAGCATTTCTTCTGTTATTGGAGATATCTCTTTGTCAATTTTTGCCCATTCTGCTTTTGTATCTTCAAATGTTGCAGCAATCTTTCTCATTTCAGCTAATTTATTAACAGAATTAAATTTTTTGATAGAAATATCAATTAGCACTTTAGATACATTTAAAGTTGGGCTTAGCTCACCTGCTTTTACCGTTAGGGATGGAATCAAGGTTCTCAGCTCATTTGAATCAATAACCTTTGAGTCCTTTCCTCCCATTAGGTTTGTAAAGTGAACAGTAAGATTAGAATTTGTAAGGCAACCGGATAATGTTTTTCCGGGCAAAACTTCCACATCACCTACTGTACGACCTTCCTGCTCTACATATATAGAGTCTTTCATGTCATTTAACAGATTAAAGTTAGTATAAAGATCAACTCTTTGCCCAAAGTTTTTTGTTACAATCTGTTGCTTTTGGGCTTCCTTCATCAACTGTGTTAATTTTGCTAATCTTAGGCTGCTCATATTATGCCCCTCTCATTCTTAGTCTTCTCATTGCTGCTTTTTCGGCTGGAGTCAAATTAGCCTCGATTTCTCTTCTAATTCTCTCTCTGCGCTCTTCGGCTAATTTTACGAAACGATCAGAGTTAAATGCTGCCTTTTTCTTATATGGAGCATTTTTTCCAAAGTCTACAACTGCTTTTACTGCACCAGCCTGATCTGGAGTTACATCACCAAAAAATCTCTTAAATTCTTTTTGCCATGGAACACCACTCATTAAATTTGTTTTT